CTGTGCAGCGAGGAGGGACATCCCAGCTTTAAAGAGAAAGCGGTTCGCTGTGGATGTTGAGTGGAGGATCGCGAGGAAACACGGGATGAAGGGGCCGGTCCCGGTACGGGTGTTCGTGGAGAAAGAGGAACGGCCCAGCCGAGGCTTGGAAACTCACCGACTGGGCCTCCTCGTGAAGGAGCCTATGATTCGCTAAGCTTCCACTTTGCGCAGATTCCCCACGGCTTCACTTGTCTGCCGTCGGCCCAGTCTACCCATGCAGACCAGGCTCTTTCGTAGCCCTGTTCGTCAGCGGTATCCCATTCTTCGCCGAGAGCTGCACTTCCGCATGGTGGCCTGTCCGGCGCCTCGAAGCTACAGTAATATGCTATGGTCGAGTCCTCGTTATAGTAAGCAAAGCACCAGCGGCAGTCGTGACAGCCGTGTTGCTCAAAATATGACGAGGGAATTTTTCTCATTTGAACACCTCTAAATGGAGCATCGGATCGGCTCGTTTAGCTCCAGCGCTCGCTTCAGGAACCGAACGAAGCGATCCTTCTTTTCGATGTAGTACTGATGCCATGACTCGACCGAGTTCTCGTCGTTATCCACTTTTGCATAGTTCTCTTCTAGCTCCTCACGAGTGGGTAAGTTGAGCTCTGTGGACTCAACGTAAGCCAGGAGCTCCCGGATTTCCTTAGGGTGCAGGTAACCCTCGTCGTCCAGCATGGGGCCTATGTCAGTCCACCAGCTCAAGCCGAGGCGCCACAGGATGGATGTGACGTTGTAGGAGTCGCGGAAATACCCATTCTCTTCGGTCCAAATCTCGTCGCACAAGGTGGCGTACTCCTTGCGGATCTCCTCGGCTCGCTCGTAATCGCCCTCCCCCCGGGCTTTGGACATGGCTTTTGAGAGGCGGTCCAGCTCGGGACGGAGAGCCTCGTACTTCCGGTTAAAGACGCTCTCGATGTACAGGTCCGCTCCCATCATTCACCTCCTGGGAAGATGTCCGTTTCCTCGATACCCAGCTCCGAGAAATTGATCGGCGGTGGGTATCCAGTGGTATCAAGGATATCGATGGGGTTGCAGTGCAACGCCTTACAGATTCGCTCCAGGAGTTCAGACCGGAACTTGCCGTGATTCATGGCGTGATAGATGGTCGAGTAGTGTACGCCGCACATCTTGGCGAGTTCCGGGACCCCAGAGAGCCCTCTGGCCGCTATGATCGCACGGAGCTTTCGCTTATCGAACCTCATGGGTCTACCTCCACATAAATGATGCAGTCCTTCGAGTAACCTATCCAGCGGGCGTCGGTCTGGGACAATGCGCCCGCAATAGTGTAATAGGCCGCGCCCGCATCAATGGACTCGACCTCGACCTCTTCGCAGCCGAGCTCTTTTAGGGCTTTCGCGACGGCATCGAAATCGGCGTAGACCCTGTCCTCAGCGATCAGCCACGCGTTCCCGTCCGGGTCTCCGCCATTATCGTCGAGGTCCACGGGAGCGAACTCGACGCCTGACATCGGCTCATAGTCCAGCAACCCTCGCTTCCGAAGGAGTGCCATGGATTCCTCGTTGAAGCAAGAGCCGCCGAGATCGGTGTAGTCAATGACCTTGGATATGTCAATTGCTCTCACCTTCTTCCTCCTTTACCATCATCGCCAGGATGTTATTGCTATCATCGAACCAAGCGATCGGGAGTCGGTCCCGCTCGTCACCTTTCTCGAAGACGGGAGAGCCATCCTCATCATACCTGGCGAGGATTGGCACATAGAAGGCGACGCTCACGAGACGGCCCGAATGTCGCGGGAGTCCCATGTAGAACGAAGCGGCCTCATATAGGGACTCCAAGAGTGATACAGCCACGGTTTCGACCCTGCGCTCGGCCTTCACTGGTCTCCCATTCTTTGTGATTGTAGTGGTCTTTGGAAGCCGTTCAGAGTAAGCCGGGCACAGGATGACCGTGGCGACGTCGTTCCGGAACCAGTAACCGCCGACTTCCCGAACGATCTCGGCGGTGCTGGCGAACGAGACGCCCTGGTGCGAGATGAGCGGCGAGTTTCGTTGATAGATCCGCACACAGGCATCCTTGAAGCCGATGGAGAGATCCGTGGAATCGGACAGGCTTTGGATCTGGCGCTTTAGCTCTAGGAACTCGTGTCCTCTCATGATCAACCTCCTCCTGGGTACGGAGTTGAGTTATTCGGATCAAGGTACGCGTCTATGTCTTTATAGACCGTCTCGATCCAAGTCAGGCCGTCGTACTGAGCCGGGAAGTAGATTCGCGTATCGTCCTCAGCGATGAACCGAGGCATCTCTGGGCTTCCGTACCCATCATCGAATTCTTGGTCCAAGATTGGATCGTTGAAGTCAATTTCTCTGGCCTCGACCGGGCCACTCCATCCTGGCGGGCAATTATCTTCGCACCGTTGGTAGATAATCCGGCCCGAGTCCCAGTCGAAACCGGCATCGCGGAGCATTTTCCTCAGGGTTGCCATATTTCACCTCCTTTAGGCGAGCCACCAGACGAAACGGTATGCATTTGGATCGTTCAGGATAGCGTCCGTCAGTTCCTGTGGGACCGGGATTGTCTCGGGGAGGCCGTTCTCGCGGCACATGGTTTTAAGCCATGCATACAAGGGGGATGCCTCTCCGTCCCGCTTGATTCCGAGGCGCTCCAAGACGCGCCACTTAATCTCGGTGATCTCATTCCTATCCTGGAGCGCCTCGGAGACGATTTGCTTCGTCATCAGGTTACGATCGATTTCGATGTAGCGTAATCTGATCATCCCTTGACCTCCGGTTTCAAGGGCTGGGTCACGACTTCGACCTTCTCGATAATTTCATAGTGGTCGAAGGTGAACTCGATCTTGCCGTCCTCGCGGACCTCACGGTTCATGACGGCGCGGATCAAGAGACCGCCGCGCTTGGAGAACTCACTGAACTTGAGGACGGCCTCCAACAAGTTGATCGGCAGAACGGCCTCGACGACATCCGCGTCTTTGGCGAGCTCATCGAACCGCTTCACGGCCTCGCGAGGTTCGCTGGGAAGTGTCTCGGAGACCGTGGAAATATCTACGTCAGGTCCGAAGATGGTTTGCAATGCTTCGATTTGTTCGACTGCAGGTTCATGGCGTGTAATTCGGATGACCCTAGTCATGGCAACCTCCTTTCAAACCGTCTTCCACTGGATGCTTCCATCTGGTTGAATCTCAATGAAGGACCACCAATTGGTCGGCTGTCCGAAGACACGGTATAGCGCCTTTCGGACAGCCGGATGTTTTATGGTGATCCAAACACGAACCGGCCGCTGCATTTCAGCCGCTCGTGCCTCCATGAGAGATCGAAACGTGCGGAGGCCACGCAGGGCATAGTGTTGGCCGGTCCGGATGGGCTCGCCGTAATACCGGGCTCCCTCGGTCCAGATGTAGATCCCGGCTACATCGCCAGACGGATACTCCTCCCAAGCGATGTAGCCGGAGGGCGAAATCCTGAACTTGGTCATCATCCATCCTCCCAAGTCACCACCCACCACTCCTTGCCGGAGGGGTGAGTGATGACCTTGGTAATGTTGGCGCCGGGATGAAGCTTCGCGGCACGGTATGCGGAAGCCTCATCCCGGCAAACAGCGGTTTTGAGCCCTACCACCCGAGCGGCCTTCATGACAGCCGCAATCGAGTGGTAGCATGTGTTGTATAGGGAGCCGGGACAGTCAGAGGCGCGATCGGAGTCACGTCGGCAGTATGTGTGGATCGCGCCGTTGTTGCGGACGAGGGAGACTTCGTATCGCCGCCCCTCATGTCCTGGGACCAGGAACAGGCAGGGGCGGCCGAACTGATCGTGGCTTCGAACGTGGACGAACTCAAGAACATTCTTAGCTGACTTGACATTCATTTCAAACTCCTTAGTCTTTGTTTTCGTCTTTCTGGCTTAATTATAACACAAGATTGTTAGGTTGTCAAGTCCTAATTTAGTGAAGACGCGCTAATCTCGCATGATCCGAGACAAGATCCTCTTAGCGTTCTCCAAGACGGGATCCGGGATGGCGACGAACCGGTCGCCGATGATGATCTCGCCGGTCAGGACTTTCCTGGTCTCGCCGTCTTCCAAGCGATCCTCCGTTTCCCAGACGGACACGAAGTCGATCGCGGAGACTTTGATCCACATCACCTCGTTATCACTCACGAGCCTGATCCAGTCAGGGCCAACTGGGATCTCGGAAAGAAGTGGTGAATATGTCCTCCTCGGAGATAGTTTCGTCATAAGGCACCTCCGGCCAGCTTAATGATCACCCGCAATGCTCGAAGGTCGGGATTCACGATATAGCCAAGCAATACCAGACCGAATACAACCGTGAGCAGGCCAGACACGATTCCTGCTACGAAGAGCAGATCCGCGATATCTTCCTCTCGCAGGTGATATGCGGAAATGCCCCGGGAGACGAGAAGAACGGCAGCACTAGCTGCAATCAGCGTGAGAATGCCGAACCGAATCGCGTCTAGGAGAACTTCCCGCTTTGCCATGGCCCACATCCAGGGCGCCACCTGAAGTACAAATTCGATCAACTCGCGGACTTGTTCCTCGGTCATAATGTGCTCCCTCCGGCAAGGATCAGCAGTCCAGGAGTTCATACCGACTGATTATCAGCTTCCTCCGCTCGTTCTTTCAACTCTTCCCACTTCCCCCTGAGTTTCTCAACCTCTTGCCGTAACTCTTCCGCCATGAGTTGCTCGTTCTTCACGGCTTCCTGTAGCTGTTCCCATGCGGCCTTGACGTCCGATGCGATCTCACTCAAGTCCTTGTCAAGTTTCCTTTGGACCGTCTCGGCATCCATACCGAACTCTCTCATCGCCCGCGCCAAAAGCTCGGCGAGGTTTCGAGGTTCTCCGGACGGCAAAAGCGGCTGTTCCTCGACAACCCTGGCAGAGCCCTCGATAACTTCGCCTTCCGCATACTCCACGTAATCCTCGAAGATCGGGAGAGCCAGGCCGACCGCGTCCACACCAGCACGGCGCTTGGCCTTCGTGATCGCGGTCATGATCCTGTCGCCGAGATTGACCGGTTTCCACTCGCCACGCCGAGTCCGTTCCAGCCACTCGCCGGTCTCCTCGTCGTACTTAAAATAGATGAAGGCCTCGTTCGTGAACTTGGAACCGTCTTCAAACTCGACTGTCGCCTCTACCTGGACCCACGGCTCCTGTGGCGTCGGCAGGTGAACCACTTTGTGCGAGTGGCTCTTAAGCTTTCTTTCGTCGTTATGCAGTCGCCACAGGATGCCACGGGAGTTGACGTAAAAGGACAACTGGCCTCGCGAGTTCTTAATCACGTTGATCCCCGTCAGCGGGAGCATGTGCATCTTCGCGAGGCTTATCACAGTCTTGATACCCTTCTCGCTCAACGGTTGTTCCGACTGAACGAGTTGGCTGACGGCGTCGAACGGAAGGTTCCATTGTTCCTCTAACTGTCGAAGGACGATCTGGGCCTTCTTCTCACTCTTCTCCGGCATCTCGACCTCCTTAGATGAACTCCTGTGACTCGAATTCGACCGTATATCCGCAGTTCTGGCACTCAGCTCTGTAGCGGATGGACTTAACGCCGAGGATCATGGTGATCCTCACCTTGCCCAACTCGTTCATAGAGATCGCATCCTTGGGCGGGACTTCCCCGATAACATCGATCTTGATGTCTTCCGACCAACAGACGGGACAGTAAACGACCATCAGGCACCTCCAAACGGGCAGAATTTCCAGTAAGTGCAGTACCGAGGCTGGCATAAGAAATGGTCCGGGTTCGCGGGAAACGAGCCTCGGTTGATAGCCTCGGCAGTAGGGATGATCACATGCTCCAAAGCGGCATCCAAGAACTCTTGTCTCTCCGTATCAGGCATGTCTATACGCTCCAACTCCGGGCTCGCCCGCTTCCTGACGAGCCAGTATTGGAACCTTGTTGGGCCGCCGGATAAAAGCGCGTAGCAAGCCGCTTGGAGCTTGGAGCCGCCTCGGGATCTGGGACCTACGAGCTTAAAATCAATGATGAGCCCCTTCCAGAAAGCATCAACCACGCCAACAAGGGTAAACCCTTCCATCTCCCGCTTCAGGGGCACCTCCATGACCACGCCTTGGCCCAGGGCTGTAGCCGTGAGATCCACGGCATGTGTCAGCCACGAGACGAGATCACGCGGCCTGTCGTCTCCGGGTGTGATCACGAGCTCCCCGTTCCAGCGAGACTCCCCTCGAAACGGGCTCTCGGTCAACGGCTCACCGGACTCGATCTTCGCTACAGCCTCAAGGACCGCGGTCCTTGGGCCACGCCCGTTGATTACCGCGTTAATCGCGTAGTGAAAGATCGATCCCAAGGCCATCGGGACGGTCATCGGAGTCTTCACACCCTTGAGATCGAACTCCACGCGCTTGGGACAGATCAAGTACTGAGAGATCGTAGAGTAGGATATCTGCATATCACGACTCTCCGAATGCAAGCACAGAGGCTGCGATCAGGAACAAAGCAGCCAGGGTCCAGAGCCACAGAGAGCATCTCTCCTGCGAGGGGTCTTGGCTGCTATCGAATGCCGCAGCTTCTCTTGCAGACTGAAGTATCACGATAACCGCAGCCACAGTGATCAGGGCCTTGATCATGGTGACGCCTCCAGCATTTCCAGGAACGTGCAAAGATCTGGCGCTACGCTTGCGAATTTCGCGCTCTCCATACAGGCCGCAGTGAAGTTCTCGGCAGCGATGGTGAAGACGATGAAAATCATGAAGAGCCCGAGGATTGCACCGAGAACGTAGGTGATCACATCCTTCGGTGGGCCGGAAGCTAAGGCCTTCAGCGCAAGATACAGAGCTCCAAGGGCGATAACCAGGTCTAGCAAGTCAGACATGGTCAACCTCCTAGGAAAGACTTAGCCTTAGATATCAGTCTCGGCCCAAGCCCCGATACTCTCTTCGCATCACCAGACAAGATAGCTTCAATGGCTCGAATCGGAGTCCTGTACTCATCGACTAGAGCTCTGGCCCGTTCTTGGCCGATGCCGGGGATCTGAGCCAAGAACCAGGCTTCCGGGGACATGGGTCTCAAAGGATCAGGAACGCTCCTGGGCACGCCGTGATGGCCTTTCTGAAGCCAGGAGAACAGGTGCCTGATGAGATCCGGGAGATCTCTGTTCCCGATCTCAAGGACCGCGATCCCGGCCATCTGGAGCCTAAGAATTGCCATCCGCACGGACCAGAGGTTCCAGCCCGTGACGCGGCCATTAACCTGGACCCTGTCGCCAGCGGGATAAAGTTTCCCCTGGATCACGATCATCGGTCTCGGCGAGAGCTCAGCCATCTTCAGCGCCTGGTGGAAGAGGCGACCGTCAGCTAGGGAATGCAGGAAATCACTTGCCGTCTTCCGCTCGATCAGGACGCCAGAGGAAAAAGCTTGAGAGAGATCAAGCCCCTTCCCCTGACAGACGAGGATGTCACCTGCGGGAAGCTCTTCACGCTTGATCTCGTCTCCTCGCGGCAAGCCTAACGCGGCCTCAACTACGATGGATTGCGGCTCACGGGTATCTACGAAGATCACCGGCCCTACTCCTGATCCTGAAACCGAACTACTACTGGCCCTTCCCGGAGTTGACACCAACTCGGTGGCGGTTTCGGAAAACGGCCCTCGTCAAACGTCTTCGGGTCAGCGTTGAAGTTCGTCAAGAAACACGGCAGCCAACAACACGGGTTTCCATCGTAGTCCCTTCCAGAGAATGGGCAGGCACTGCATTGAAAATCTACGATGGTAATGATCCGAGAAGGATGTCCCACGGGTTCCTCCCTTAGTAATCCAGCTCGCACTGGATGGCCTTTGTGAATCTGCCTCGCCGACATTTCAGGCTCACCACCTCCCCACGGTTGATGGTGAAGTAAGCAACCCTGGGGACGTTGATAACGCGAAGCTCGCCGTCTGCTCTAACGACGATGGTATAGCATTCCGGCTTGTGGATCGTAAGTGCCCCGATCTTCCCGTTCCCGATTACACCGATCTGTACTCGACTTTCCGCGGGTGCAAAGGACTTATCCTCTACAGTCCCCAGGATCTGGAACGATTCCGAAGTCACGAAGTCGGCTATGAGGAATAGGAAAGCCAGGATCGCCAGGGTTACTATGCTGACCAGAAAGATATCAGGAAGACTCCTCATCGTAGGCCAATCCCTTATGAGGGGAGGGAGGAAATCCTCCCTCCTCCTCAGTTCAAAGCATGGTCTCCTCGTTCTGCAAACTTCGGGCAAAGGTTGCCGAGAGCAATGAAGAGGAACTGGGCCTTCAGGACGAGGCCTGAGTACTTGTCCGTATCGCTCTCAGCTATCTCCCTTGCCTCAGTCGGATACCATCGCCAGAGCAGTTTGACCATTGCTCCGAGGACGTCCGGGCAGGAGTCAGAGAATCGGCACGTCATGCAAGACCGTCTGATATCGATCACTTCCTCCATGGTGGCCTCCTAGGTGGCCTCCTAGCAGATGTCCGCCGGACCTGGAGCGTGGAAGAACATGTCTGCTTGGCCTTGGCTCTCTGCTTCTTCAAAGAGAGGACAGAGATTCCCGATCGCGCCAAAGCAAACGAAGATCTTCAGTGCGATCTCCTGCCCAAACGCCTTCTCGAATGGCTGGCCCGCTACAACGCTCATGGCTTGGAGCGGATACCAGGTGAGGATCGCCTCGGCGAAGCTGTTAACGAGTGGGCATTCCATGACCCGCTTGCACCGAGCACACATCCGATCGGGATCGGGTTCGGGATATGCTTGATCAGGATTAGGGTTAGTTTTTCCGGTCATCTCACTACCTCCCTAAGACTTGCCGATAGCTTTCAGCGCAGCCGAGGGATCGTAGCCCATGCCCTTCACGGTCTGCATGAAGACCTCTTCCCCTTGCTGCTCGTAAAGCTGCTTGAGGAGGTTCAGAACGGCGGGATCGGTAATGGAAGTCTCGCCAGGATTATCGGACGCTTCTTCCTCGTCAAATGGGTTTGCATCCTCTCCCAGTTCCGCGTAGATCTCCTCCTCAGATTCATAGACTTTCTCGACGATCGGCTCGGTCCACTCGCGGAACTCGCCGCGAATCTCGCCCGATCGCTCCAGCTCAACGATCTTAACGTAGGCTCCGATCATCTCCTCTACGGACTCGATGTCGGAGCCGCGAGCCTTGTTGAAAGACTGGACGAAGCGCATCCACTTAGAATTGGATCGTGAGGAAGGGGTGAACCATTGCCGCCACATGAATTCCGACGGCGGGATGCGCTCGACCTGAACCTCAACTTGCTCGCCATATTCGCCTTCCACGAGTTCGATGGAGACGATCTTCCCGTGCGTGACGATGGGTTCCGGCTTAACAGGGATGTTCATGACTCAACCTCCTTCAGTTGTTCTAGATCTAGTGCAAACGCCGGGCTCCAGACATAGCCCGATTTATCGTCTGGTTTCACGGACCAGACGACGACCGGGAAATTCCCGGTCTCCATATACAGCGCCACGATGAACGCGGCAGCCAAGTAGGAAAGACCCGGTAAGGCGACCGCAGCGCCCTTCTTCACATAAGGGGCTGCAGTCTTCGCCATCTCCCGTGCCACGTCCATGATCCCCTCGATCCAGGCGGGATTGATATGCGGTGGCGGGATGATCTTCACGACTTTGAAACGCTTGTCCTCAATCGGGTGTCCTGACGCGTTTACTACCTCCATATCTCCTCCCTCAGTCCGTGTTTATGACGAAGGCGTACGACGGCTCTCCGTTTCGCTCGATATACTTCTTCAGGATCACCCGGCCGTCGTTCGCGTCAAGCCACGTGTCCACGGGAAGTTCTGTTTCAAGCCATTTCATGGTCAGCTCGCGCAGCCTTTCGCGGGCATCGACCACGTCCTGCAAGAGGCTTGGGAATTTCCCGCTGGTCCCGTGCTTGTAGACATAATGTTGCAGCTTCTTCCAAGCAGCCGAGTAGTTCTGAACCGCTTGGAAGGCTTGGTTCACGAGGTCTTCATTCATCAGTATTCTCCTGTTCAGGTCTTCCTTCTACGATGTCGAACCGGAAGTCCGATTCGGTCCTGGCTTGGGGACTGATTTGCACGAGCCGGACGTAGATGTCCGAATCGGGGATGCGGAACCATGTGTTAGCAGGGAGACTGCGCCGCCACGCCTGGACCATGGCAGCGAGCTTAAACTCCAGATCCCCGACACGGGAGCGCGCGTTATGGATAGCGGAACGGTGAGCGTCGTGTTTGTCTCGGAACTTAACGTAATCCTCGAAGGATTCAATCACTGGAGGTGGTTCTGGGGTGGGGCTTGCTTCGAGCTCTTCGAGCTCTCTGCGCGCTCGGTCTAGCTCCTGCGAGAGGGAAACAACTCTAGACAAAAGATCGGCATACTCTGATTTGTTCACGTTTTCGCCTCCTTTCAGTTTAGTTTTTCCTCAGTTCTTCGGCCAGTCTTCGCAAGATCCCACTCGAATCACGGAAGGAGAGTCGGTTCAACTCCTTGACAGCGAGCTTCCTCTCCTCCTTTGAGAGCCTGATAATCGCAAGCTCTCCTTCGGCGAGATCTTGTAAGAGCTGGCCCACATGTCCACGACCAGCCTTTGGGCCGCGGGTGGTAAAATAACCGAGCCTCGCGGCTTTTCTGGCTAGCCGGTCGTGGAGTTTCCTCGCTTGTTCATTGTCGATGTTGAGCGAGATGAATAAACCTTTTCCCATTTCGCTTTTATTGTAGCAAATGCAAGGGCGAAATCGAAATCTGGTGTATAATTCGAAGAGGAAGGACTTCTTGGTGGTTAGGTGGGGGTGGGTGGGTGGGGAAGGGGAAATACGGAAAGGCAGGGAGGTTCCCAAGATGAGCACAGACCTCGCGCTGTTTAGAGAACCGGCCTGGCTACAACAGCCAGGAGAACCAGATTGGCTGTATGAGATCTTCAGGATCTACCTGGAGATCCCGAAAACCTGGGGCGGGAAGAGATCCAAGATCAAGGCTTGGAGGGAATGGAATGAAAGACAGGGGCATTCCGAGAAATCAAACCCTCCAGGGAAGTTCTGGCGACTGACGAGGAAGTGGAAATGGGAAGAACGCGCCCAAGCTTGGGAAGACGAACAGCTCAAGAAGGTTGAGGAATCCTGGGTCGAGAGGCAACTCGCCATCAGAGAACGGTCCTACGAAGCAGGTCTCCAGCTATACGAGAAAGCCATCCGAGCCCTCAAGTCCCTCGGAGATGAGGAAATCTCCGCAGGGATGATCGCACGATTTCTGGAACTCTCGTTCCAACTCCAGAATCAGGCCATCCCTAAAGCACAACTCGACGAGGGCCATATCGCTAAGATCCTCGAATCCATCCCACCCGACAGGAGAGCACGGATTCTCTCAGTCATCGTTGCAGAACTCGATTAAGCCCATAACGAGGTGCTTCGATGGATGCGGGTTTTATCGAATTTTTGTTGAAATTATCTGATGAAGAGCTCGCGGAATTTTTGAAATCTCAACCTGCAACTAAGAAAGTTGCAAAGCGACTTTTAGAATCTTCACTGCCTTCCGATCCCGTGGAGTTCGCGGAGAAGGCGCTGGGAATCAGGCTGTGGCAAAAGCAAGAGGAAATCATCGAGACGGTCAAGGAGAACCGGTTCACAGTCGTGGAGGCGGGACACGGAGTTGGGAAGAGCTTCGCAGCCGCAGCGTTGGCATGTTGGTGGCTCAGCGTTCATGAGAACAGCGTGTTGATCACGACAGCTCCGACGGCGAACCTGGTTCAGAACATTTTGTGGAGAAGGATCAGAGGGCTACACAGAGGTGCGAGGATCGCACTGCCCGGGAGAGTGCTGGAGACGCCGAGGTGGGAGATAGGGCCAGAGTGGTTCGGGATTGGACTGAGTCCGAGGAAGGACCAGAAGACACAGGATTTCACGGCGTTGCAAGGATTTCATGCGGTCAAGCTGCTCGTGATCCTGGACGAGGCAGGGGGTTTGCCGAGGAACATCTTCGAAAGCGCTGAGAGCTTGGTGACGAGCGAGGAATCAAGGTTGCTGGCGATCGGGAACCCGGTGTCGAAGAGCGGACCGTTTTATGAGGCGACACAGAGCGGGGTGTACAAGCATATCAGGATCTCGTGTTTGGATCACCCGAACGTGAAGGCGAAACGAGAAGTGATCCCGGGCGCGGTGAGCTACCAGTGGGTGAAGGAGCGGTTCGAGAAATGGGCACGGCCATGTGAGCCGTACGAATTTGGAGCGGTGCAGTTTGAGGGAAGGTGGTACAAGCCGACGCCAATCCTGGAGGCAAGGGTTCTCGGCAGACCCCCGGACGAGAGCGAGGACAAGCTCATCGCGACAGAATGGATCGAACGGGCGAAGATGCTGGAGGCCAAGCCGGACAGACCATGGGTCATGGCCGTAGATCCAGCGCACGGAGGAAGCGCACAGACTGCGGTCGTGATCAGGGCAGGTCGAGTGGTCGTGGGGATCTGGAGACGGGAGTTCGCGAGGACGGAGCAGGTCGGAAGATTCGTTGCGACACTCTTGGCAAGGTTCCCGCAGGTGGAGCACGTGCTTGTAGATGAGATCGGCGTGGGAGCTGGCGTGCTGGACTGGCTTCGGGAACACGGGATCAACGCGAGAGCAGTGAACTTTGGAAGCAGGGCGATACACAGGACGCGGTTCCAGAACCTCCGGTCTGAGCTGTTCTGGCGGTTGAGGGACATGCTGGCAGAAAGTAAGCTGAAGCTGCCGGAAGATGACTTGCTAGATGGAGAGCTGAGCGTGCTGGAATATGACTACGACTCTCAGGGCCGGATCGCGCTCGTGGACAAGGAGACGCTGGAACGGGAGCTGGGGAGGAGCTTGGACTCGGTTGACGCGCTGGCGATGACGATGCTGGTGGGCGAAGGTGGCACACCTCTGCCCGTGGGCTCGGAGCCGGGTGAGCTCGTGAGCATCGCCGCGCCGTCGAAATGGGTTGTTCGCGGCACTCCGAGACGCTCGCGCTGGCGGGTATTGTGACAAGAATCTTAACATTTCTCGGAAAGAATCTTAACATTCCCCGACAAGGATCTTAACATTCGACAACTTGACATATCGTCTATATCCTAGATTCTTCAGGGGCGATTGCCACGATCGGTAGCTTTTCTTTATTGTTCCTCGCAATTTCTGTTCTCTTGATGTGAAAAGCGAGTTGTTTGTTAGTTTTTCGCTTAAAGTGATCGGTGCGGATAGGTGGGGTTGCGTTAACTACCGCAAATTTCGCTGATTGCGTAAACCCATATCGCATTTCTCCGCGATTTTAGTATATTATGGCACTACCGGAAGGGAATCTTAAGATTTTTCCCGCAACTCTGATTGCAGTTTTGCAAGAAAAATAAACGACGGGTCGGCGATCGGTCGATATATTTTCCAATGGTCATTGCGTGGACAGGTCGTTCACTGAACGGTCGATGGAACTTGCTTTCTGGCCCTCCGAGGGCTTCATGTTAATGCGGAAACGCGGTATTATGCTGGTCAAACCAAGCAGCGCTGCAACGAAACTTGCGATTTCCGGCCTGTCTGATAGCGTGTTTTCGCGTCATCTAACAACTGACCGGTCATTGATCACTCGGGTCGCTACCTGAGCGAGCGAGTGCGCGGTGTGCCCCCCCTATTTATAATAGGGGGCACCGCTCAGTGCGACTGGTTCACTGAGAACTGGGGGGGGAGGAAAAAAGTGATGCCTATGCGAAGAGGAGAACGCGGCGGCTTCAGGGCGTTATGCAGTAAGATCGGGATCGATATCCCGTGAGGAGAACATCTCAGCGATCGCGATCGCCGATCTGAGGGCCATGTAAGTGTGGGCAGCCTCGGCCTTCTTAATCTGAAGCTGTGCTGAGGCCTCCGCGAGTTTTGCTCGGAGCTCCTTTACCTCCGGGTCGTTTGCCAAGGCGTTGTCGATTCTGAGTTTTCGCTCTTCGGCGTTTCTTCCGAGTGACCCAAAGTCACTCAGGAGGTCGGTCCGGACACGGAGCTCTGCGTCCGCGAGTTTTCGCTCTAGCTTGGCTACTTCGTTAGTCAGCTCAGCCAAATCTGTCCTGGACTTCCGATACTCCTCCAAGCGGGCCTCTATGAGTCCCGCGGCCTTCCTGATCTCTCTCGCTGAAAACATCTCTGACCTCCCAGCTAGCTGAAACCGCCGCGCATTTTTAGTTTAGCAGGCTGGGGGCGATCACCGAAACGCGCTCAGCCGCCCGAGCCCCGGGAAAATTTTTCTAGAGTCTCCCTGAAGGAAAATCAATTTCAAAAATTACCCCCACAGATGTGCGCGAAGAGAGACCGAAACTGGGGCTCGAAGTTTCTCTAGAATGTCTCTGAGACGCGCGTAGAGAGCCATAGAGCGGCTTTTTCGAATCCTTGATATTTCTATGTTTAGGAACCGGGAAATGCTCCTTAAAACGCTTCTAAGCGAATTAAATCAATTTCGCTTGTCTAAATCAGGGAAATGGAGAAGAGTTCCCAGGTGCGTTCTTCCGGAATCGGGTTAGATACAACGAGATAATCCCCGCGCATTCTGCGCTTGTGGCTTCGGTATTTCTCGCTGGGGGCTGTACCAGGGCCGTGTGGAATGATCACCAGGAGCGAGGCAAATTTGCTCACCAACGAGGATACTCCCTCCTGAGGTCCCAGCAACTCAGCTTCGGATTTCCGGCCAATTTCCCGACCCCGGGAAATTTTTTCGAGGTTCCGCCCACACGCGCGAGATGGGGCCTTTCGCGTAGTCATCTCGTGTAGATATCGCTATTGTCGCTATCTTTATGAGAGTTTCCTAAGTAACTAGGCTTTCGCATGGCTCCTACCATTGTTGCTATTATTGTGAGAATTTTCTGAGAAGCTGGGTATGCAGTCATTATCGGTTGCCGTGGGTTTTCGTGGGTTGGTCAATCCGGATTGCTTCCATCCTATATATGTCTTTGGGAAAGGGAGACAGGTTCACGCATCTACTCGCGCTAGTTCAGGATAGCATAAAACAGGGCGTATTTATGTAAACTCGCGCACTTATGTCAATTGCGGATTATGTCAAGCTGCTCAAGGACTATTGAGGGTTCATGTAGAATTCACGTAACAAATTTGAGCGAAAACCTGCTATAATGTGCTATGACCCCAAGTCCACGCCTTGGGGCAAATTTCGCGAGGAGGTGTCAAGATGGGTAAACGATTGCTGTATACCGTCTCATGCCCTGATCCCAGGGGAGACATCACGTACCGTCTCCCGCAGGCGTATTTTAGTACTGTTATCGCGCACGGCGCCCCGCCTGTGGGGGCCCGGGATTGCGCGGTCTTTTTCCTGACCCGTATACTTTACGAAAAATTGGAGTACTCCCGGGTCTTAGAGATTGACCTCTCTGACGCCCCGCTTCCCGGCGCGAGCCCGTTCTGGGACGATTATGTTTCAATTTCGTCCTCTATCCGTGAGAACCGGGACTCTGACGGGGTCCTGGTAGTCTACTGGGAGCAAGGTACCTCATACGTCTTTGCTTACTACTCTCCCTCGCGCCACCTGCTAATCACGGTGGACCTTGTCCATGATCCTAGCTTTGCGCCGCAATTTCAGCGCCTGATGGACCTCTTGGGGCTGAAACCCCGATTCGAGGTCCCAGAGGATGAGGAATCTGCGCCTACCTGGGGGGCTGACCCGGAATTCGAGGTCTGGGACCCCGAGGAGGGGCAAGTAGTCTATGCGGGGAACGTAATTGAGGAGGTCCGGCAATACGGGACGGACGCCTATATCGGGCTAGACGGTGCGCGAGACGTGGCCGAGGTCCGCTTCCCTCGCCCGTTCCGCCGACCAGAGTTGTTGGTGGAAGCATTCTATGAGGCTGTTACCGAATGGGAGGAAGAGACGGGGTATCGTGCCTGTCTGTCGGGCCATGTCTATCCCATCGGTTTCCATATCCATATCGGGGCTCCGGAGGGCGAGGTCCTGGCGGGCGATATCCACGAAGCAATACGCGAGATTGACCGCCGGGTCGGGTACGCCCTAGACCTCTCTGGTGATGCCCGGGGCTACTACCGGCGGCGGTGTGCGTATGAGCTAAAGATCCACGGTGTAGAGTACCGCACCCCGCCCGCCGCATTGCTGGCGGACCCCGAGGTGGCGGTGATGTATCTGGAATCCATCCGTCGCATCGTGGAAGGTGGACGGGCTGTCTGGGGACTATCTCGGAAAATCAAGGATCTGGAGGAACTTGTCCGATCGGGCCAGCCCTTCGGGTTGCATTGCGAGATCCTACGCTTGTCTCCCCAATCTGTGCATTTGGACCGCGATTACATCTTTTCCCCAACGTTCCGCCGAGTGGCGCGGGAGATAACCCTCCCGTTCAGACTACGCATCTTTGGATGGGCGGTCCGGCGGGGCGATATCGTAACATGCCCACGTCTCGCCCAAGCTTTTGGATGGCGGATGGCGGATGGTTATTACTGTGACGGCCGGACGGGGTATTGCCCTAATCATGCCATAGGGCTCCCCTATAGCATCAGGACTAGCAATGACGCCGCCGAGATTACAAGATTGTTTGAGGAGGTACAGCAATGTGTGTCATAGTTATTAAGTACCGACCAGAGGCTGTCTCAAAGTACCCAGCATTTGAGCAACTATTTTCGCATAACCCAGACGGTGTGGGAATCGCGGTTTGGGACCCGAGGACACGGATTTGGCGCATCGCCAAGGAAACAGACGATGAGCGGGCCCGCCAACTCTACGCCAGATTCATAGACGCCCAAGGCCCGGCGGTGGTCCACTTCCGATTGGGCACTACGGGCGTCAAGACGGTGTTGAACGTTCACCCGTTTTATGTCAGAACCCGGGAGGGTTCCCGAGTGTGGGTGTTCCACAATGGCGTTCTCCCGGGCTGGGGCAATGCGCTAGAATCTGATACGCGCGAGCTATGCGTCTTCTTATCCCGCCTTCGCCCCAACACTCGCGAGTTGGTCCAGGCGTTCCGAGACCACTTCGCAAGCGAGCGATTCGCATTGTGTCTCCCTAACGCCCCCCGCATCGTGCGAGTAGGGCGATGGGCGCAAAGGGACGGGTTGTGGTTTTCCAACCTGTCCTGGGAATACGTCTTTACCCGCACCCACCGGTGGGTGTATCGGGACGGTGAATGGCACCGAATAGAAATTTCCGAGCCGGAGCCCACGTGGCACAATGTCGGGGGCGTAATCACTAACGCCCCTGATCTAGATGAGGCCGACTTAGAATTCGGCCTTGGGACTGACTCCCAAGGTCGAACGTGGGTTCTGGACGACAAGACTGGCATTTGGCATTGCTTAGATAGGAGGGTTAACGATGAAAGGGATAATGAAGACCCTGACTGACCTTGAGCTATGGGTAGATGCCCTGATGCTTGTGGGTATCTACCTGATCATCAGGGTCCTGGACCCGTCTCTGACGGTGTTCGAGGACGGGTCCCTAGTCCTTACTCTGTGCTTGCCCTGGGGAGCTTGTGCACTGTAGATGCCCGCGAGAGGGGCTACATACGCATGTAGCCCCTCTCATTTTATCTTGCAAACTGCAATAACCCTTGCGCTGGTACCCACGTTATGACTCATTTTATCGCCTACAACTAACGCGCAACAATGCATCATACGACAAGCTGTGACACGTAACGTTGACACGGGCCAACCTGCCATCTGAACCAACCCTCAAGCGTAGTCCCACCCCGGTACCTCATGCGCCAAGACAACCCGTACCCGCTTCAACCCCTTGTTCACGCCTTGTTGACATCCGCGCCCCTGCCCCCGAAAATAAATGTCAACGACATTCACGCAGGCTACCGCACCCATCACTCGCCGTTGTCACCCGCTCTTACACTCCCCCGCGCGCGCATCACCCGCCTGTGTCATGCCCAGTTGCCGACACAGGGACCGCAAGCACTCTAGCTTGTTCGCCTCGCCTCGCCAGTAACCCTGTCGCACGTCTAACCGCTTGCCCTTGCCAACTTGTGCAAACAAAATCTCTCGGCCAGATTTTATGACGGCTCAGAAAAATTTGGGGCGGTACCCCTCTCCCCACCCACGCCTCTCCTTGCCTCAATCTCTAGACTTTCCCGCCCTTCCGTGACACTATCGCGTGTTTTCGTGGCATACATACGCCTTTACTCTTCAACCTTTACTGGGATCTCGTTAAGCGAGATCACGCGTGAGTTCCGTGGTCCTGGTTTGAGTGTGATCTTACCGGTTTTTTCGAGGTGTAGGATCACCTGTTTTGCGGCGTGTTTAGAGATACCAAGGGCGTTGGCGAGGATGATAGACTGTTTCGTCAGGCCGGTGCCAGGAACCAGGAGAGGCAGCGCCTGTTGAGCGAGGCTTGCCAATTTGTCAAGGTGCGTTGCCTGGGTGATCTTGAACCGGCACCAGGTTAGTTCGTTGTTCTGGCTTTCGTACAGGAACTGGGCGTAGAATGGTTCGGGCATGATGTCCCGGCTTTTGGTGGCCTGGATGTGGACTAAATACTCCCCCTTGCGCTCCAGGAACAGGGCGAGGTCCAGCGCGCCTTCGATGCTTGAGTGGCCTCGGAGCATGTCACCGGGTCTATCCCTTCGGCCCTTGGTCTTGTGGTGGATCACAATTACCGCGGCACCTGTCTCCTCGGTGATGAACCGCAGTCGGCCCATGACCTCGATCATCTCGGGACTGTTCTCGTCTCTTGCGCCTGACACGCTTCCCAGGTTATCGAGGACGATGAGCGAATATCCCTTCCGCTCGGCAAGTGAGATCAGCCTGTGGACTGCTTCCGCAGCTCCTGGACCTCCGGCTACAAACGTAGGTTGTGGGAATGCGAGGAAATCAACAGGGCACCGCTCCAAGTCGTGTCCCTTGAGCAGCGCCAGGAACCTGCGGATGAGTCTGTCTCGCCCTGAGTCCTTGTCCAGCCAGAGCACGCTCCCTTGTCGCGTCGGGAATTCACCGAGCCAGTCCTTCCCGGCTGCCACACATACGCTTAAGTCCATCAGGAACAAGCTCTTCAATGACCCGGGTGCGCCGAACAACAGACTCAATGACGGGCGTGGAAACAGAGAGCCCGCCAGATATTCCCTCGGAGGCGGAAGCTCCAGCCCATCGCTCAAGGAGAGGATCTGCTCTTCCCAACTGGATGCGCTCGTCGGCATGGAGGACCCTTAGAGCCTGAAGACTTTACCGTGGGCCCGCTCCCAGGCCCTTCGGCAGACCCAACAGATGAAAACCTCGTCGCGCGGCTTCTCCTCGGTCAGCTCGTAGTTAAGGGATTGCTCTCGGCCGCAGTACGTCTTCCCGTCCCGCAGGATGTGCCACACGGAACCGGGCTCTGCACTTGGACGTGGCTTCAGGAACCTCATGCTCGCACCTCAGATTTGTGCCCCACCGTTTTCTTAAGGCTACGCACAACTCTTTTGCGTCCCAGCTTCAATGAGAGGCTTCCCGCATCCCATTTGGCGAAAGCTCCCCACCTTTCCTTTTGGCTGGGGTCTATCGCACTATTGTTTGGATGACGTTTCCCACATGTCCTTTAGGCTTCGCATCGCCGACCGAGAGTGCGTTTCCCACATGTCTTTAGGCTTCGCATAAGTACCCCTCGATCTCCCATCCCCTGATCGGCTTTCTTGCGCGTCTTTGCTTCTTACCTGGACCATGGTTCATCCGCATTCCCATTTTCGAAACCCACGTATAAATAGGCTATCGCATTTCTGAGTCGCGTCTCATTTTTGCCATCGGCTATGCCCCCCCCTGCTTAATCTATCAGCCAGCCGAACGCCTGCGGGTCCAAGTAATCCTGATGCCCTCCATGCTCGAAAATCCAAGCCTTCCGAACCGGCAACCCCTCCAGCCTTCGCCACACCTCCCAAAGATGAGAAAGCCAGATTTTCTTCATCTTCCGCATCGCCCGCATGTGCCGGACGATCCTGCGTAAGCCGGGAGAATAAGAGGCGATCGCATCATCATAAATCTCTCTGTATGGACTGTTACTCTTTAGGAGCGACTGAGCCACGATATGGATGATATGTTTCAACCGTGAGTTGTACGGGAGCAGGAATCCCTTTACCTTCCGATCCGGGATCACCTTCAACTCCCAACCCTCTTCGGGCTGTACCTCGGCTTTCACGGAGATCAATTTCCCATCTACGCGTTCCCATTTTCGCCCGACCTTGGGGGCCATGACGCGACCATCCTTGTTGACCCAGTACGGAGCCAAGCCGTAACCAGAATACCGCCACAACTTGGAGACCGTGGGGAACCGGCCAATATCACCGATTTCCGCGATCACCTGAGCGGCTAAAACTCGGCCTATTCCCTTCACACCGCACGCGGCATCTAAGATAGGTACCCCGTCCAATTCATCCAACAGCCGTTCCGTGGCCCGCTGCTCGTCTTCTAGAAGCCTTTGGTGTTGCTCGTATAGGTATTCCAGTACCCTTTGATCCGCGGTATCAGATCCGCGTAGGATCGCACTGATCCGATTCCCACAGCGTATCCTGTCCCGCTGAATCCGGAACCGATCGTCTAGCAGTTGTCGCACTAGCACTTGATTGATCATCTTTCCGTCTCCCATCTTTCAAAGGGAAGGAAACGGGGCTGCCTGCGTCGTTTCGTGGGGCAACCCGAGCTAAGGGTTGGCGACGCAATCAGCCCCGCCTTAAAGTTAACCGGACCTTCGCGGCATACCGGTACAGTGCTCGCCCCTCTCCCTTACCGAGCATACTGTCCTCGACAGCCGTCGCGTTTTAGAGCGTTCTGAATGTACCGGAAGCTCCGTGTCACGAACGAAGTCTTCTCCCGGCCACCCTGGACGATCGTGATCGCAAATTTCCCATCTTCCATCGGCGCGATATAATATTGCTTGCCATTGTTACAGTCATGCCTGAATCCTCGATTGGAGTTCGTTATCCGCGCCTTGATCGCATCCTGACCGTGCTTCCTGACAGCATGATCTGAATACTCAATCTCGCCCAACGCTCCCAGAGCACTTGACAACAGTAAGAAGAGGATGACCAGTACCAGGAGCGTCCAGGCCAGGGAATTCATCCCCTTTGCTGCGACCATCTCTCACCTCCTCTAGCTTGGTAAGCAGCGTCTCGACTTCCGGGATGAACAGCTCGGCCAGGGACGTTTCAGACTCCGTGTCCCACCGAGCTCCCCTCACCATGCCTCCGAAGTAATCAAGCCACTCGGTCATGTACTCCCTCAAGTCCATCTCTCACCTCCCTCACTATAGTGCCAAGAAAAGAGAGCTGTCTGCGGCGGTGTCATCCCGAAGGGCCTCTCCATCTTGCGCTATTTTCCGGACTAAGCTCCCACATCCTCAGACAGCTCTCCCTCCCTGGCACCATGTCAGGACACCTCACGAGACGGGGCGTTCTTCCCGAGCGATCTTGCCTGCTCCAGGAGCGCCTGTACATGCCTCGCTTCACTCACCGTGGGAAGCCGCGAAGCCCAAGCATGGCCGGAGACCGCGGCCCGGATCATGTCCCGGAACATCTCACTTGACATTTTAATCCACAAGGCAGCTCGATCGAAACGCCAAATTGTGACATATCGCCGAAATCCAGGAGCAGTGCTCACGAGATCTAATACGTATACCGGCGCGTTTCGCTCCGTGTGCCCTGTAATCCACCAGCCGATGATCGGACCGTAAGTGATCCACGTCGCGTTCGTGATCTCCGCAAGGCCCGCTTTCCAGGATAGGATATCAAAATCATGGCTCACGTGGTCCAGCAGCAAGCCCCATTCCGGTATCCTCTCCCGTTTCTGGATCGAGAACAGAAACCAGCCCTGCGATGGCTCGGGGCCCAGAGTCTTCGCGATCCAGGGATGATATCGGTAGTTATACGCGATCCGCACCCGGTCATCCTCTGGAAACGCGTCCATCTGGTCCCATCCGCAGAGAGGTTTCTCGCATAGGATCTTCGGGACGCGTGTCTTGGATAGCAGCATAACGGTATGTTCCAGATGCAAGTCTGGAGGTGTGGCGACTACCGCGAGATCGTAAACCGTCGGCCTGTTGACAGCCTCTTCCAAGGACTGAAACGCCGCTTCGGGCACGTTCGGATCGACCGTATCCACGCGAAGCCCAAGCATCTCAAGATATTTCTTATGCCGCCTTCCAGCGGAACCGAAACCAACTACAAGCGCCTTCATGGCAGGACTCCTTTAGCGCTCCTATGCTGTCAGTGCCTGTCCGGCAGTCACGCGCATCCCGCCACGAGGTCCGGAGGTACCAGAATCGACGTTGCTACCTTGCCGTTGATTAGCTCAACTACGCTCCAGCATGAGCAGCATACGCCGAATCGGTGGCTGCGTATTGGCTTACCGAAAAGATCATAGATTACAGTACCTTCTGGGATGATCTCCCTTCCAAAGTTATTTTGTAATGTCAAAGTTTCGCCGCAGCGTGGACAAGTCCAAGTTTCCATTTCGCCCGTCCTCTGATTGGCGGGATCGCACATATCCCCGCCTAACTTCTCCATATGTGCTTCCCACTCTTGCTCGGTCGTGCGCCCCAGCGGGCAGAGCTGCCCTATACTGCGCCGGGCCCTGTCAGGCAGTATATTGCGATCGCGCCAAGTAGGATTACTAGCAGGCATCCTGGCAAACCGACATCCCAGCTCGTGATGAGATCGTTTGTCATTTGCTCAATTGAGTCATGCTCTGGCGGCTCAGGAAGCGGCTTGATGAACAGCCAGAATAACCACAAGCCTGCCAAGATCCCAATCAGGGTCTTCAGCGAGATTTCCATATCCTTCCCTAAGTGAGAGGGGAGGGCTGCTCAGATCTCCCCTCTCACGAAGTCTGCGATCAGATTGGGAGTCACAGTATCGAATCCCACGACGTCCAACATCCCGGGATCGCCGGGATCGGCAATGGAGAACTCCGTTGCGGTCATGGCGACGACCACGAGCTTCGCATCGATCCCGGTCTCATGCCGATATTTCTGTAACGCTTGGAACGGGTGAATCTTCCCGAACCAGGTCTCACTGTCGGTATAGATCAGAAACGCATCGGCGCGGACGACTTCATTCCGTACCTTCCTGTAGCCTGCGCTCCTCCAGGACCACCAGTTTTTCGCTACCTTGGGCTGATACCCGAGAGCCCACATCATGGGCAACGAGCAGTCCGTGGGGCCGAAGTCGAGCCTGTCAACCTTCTCCAGCACGTCATCCAGCCGTTCCCGAGGCGAGATGTCCAGCGGGACCATCTCCCCAGTAAACGCGACGATGACATGCTCTGGCTCCACGCGCGCGGTTACCATCGCCATAGCGGCCGCAGCTACACGAGGCGTCAGGTCCGGGACGCCAGCAATCATCCCGGTAGCCATGGACGCGGATACGTCCAACGCGAGGACCACCCGCTTCCCGATCGGCTCCACGTTCCCGAAGGACAGGTAGAACGCGGCATCCAGGGCATCAATGACCCTCGCCACCGGCTCCCACGTCAACCGCCCTCGGACCCCTCGACCACGCTGGTAAGTTATGAGCGCGCTCAGGACCTGGATCGGGTGCACTCGTGCCTTCCTCAACGCCTCCTCGTTTGTAATCCGCTCGGTCACGAGTTTTACAGCATCGCTCATCGGGACAAGTAGCCCGTTCGCGGTCATCCGGGCCAAATTCCGGAGCAGCGCGGTCATAGGAAGCCTCGGCAACAGAGCTTCCCAGACGCGTGCAGAACCCAAGAATTCCGTCGGGATCGCCTCCCAAGGCAGACCATACTCCTCGATCAGCTTCACGATCTCCTGTTCATTCTGTGCCTTTCGGGCCTTCTCCAGCCCGACGATCAGATCCGGGAGATCGTCGCTGATCTCGCTCTGGGTGATCCAGCGGAAGATCGCGTTATGAGCCTTGGACGCGGTCTTGGGATGCGCGAGCCTCAGGATATCCCGATGGCTCCAGCCCTCACGTTGTTGGTACTTGGTCACCTGGTAAGCGAGCATGTTGGGGTCTTTACCCAAGTACCACCGGCCTATCGTCCGTCTCAAGCCACGACCCCAGCCGCGGAAACCCTCGACGTACTCGGCGAACCGGAATAAGTGATATCCGGTTCTCGCCACTCGCGGGAACACGCTGAACGCTTCTCGACGCGTTTCCAGATCTCCTTCGCTCATCGCCATCGCCAAGGCGAATAGCGCGGGATCGTTCTTCGGGGCGCGACCGGATTCGGAGACTCCCACGATTTCTTGCACTGCTCGCTTCCCATCCTCTCGGATGCAAGCTAGGACATTCCTGGCATTATCGATCGTGAGCTTGTGCTCGGAGACGTAGTACGTCCCGCCCTCAGAGCCGAGGATTAAGAACCTCCGAAGCCGCATCCACTTGTCGATCTGAAACGCGAATCCACCGGCATTGTTCCGAGCCATAGCTCGGCCAGGGATCGGCTCGCTCTGTGGAGTCTCCCGCGTAGAGAAATGCTTCCTGTAGTTAACCATCTCCGACCCTCCTTTCATGAGGATAAAAGAGCGGGCAAGGGTCGTGTGAGGAGCATCCCAGCACGGGTTTCCCCGCCTGGGATTCAGGACTCGAACCTGAGTAACCGATAACCCTCACACTCCGGCCCGCGTCTCGTCCGTTGGCACGAGCGGGCAAGTTTTGCACGAGGCCAACCCAACGCGGCTGATAACCCTCGTGCATCGGCCCGCGCAAGATCTATTCCCAAAGAAGCGGGCGAGTTGCTCGCATGGGAGATACCTTAGCAGGGTAACCCATACGATCCGGCCCGCGTCGCTTTCAAGGTCGGGCAAGGATTTGCACACGGCTATACCGGACTCGAACCGGCTAAGGAGACCTTCAGCCTCCCCGAGGGCCAGACTCGATAACCGTGTGCATCCGGCCCGACTAGCCCTTGTTCGGTGTAGCTAGGGCTAAAATAACTAGTCCACCCAGCGTAATGATTGCGATCATACCGAAGATACGGATGCCTAGTTCGTCTAGGAAGACGGCCGCTACCACCGTGCCGGGTACTAATGCCGCGGCAAAGGCTAATGCCAGCCTCTCCGCCTTGTTGCTTTTCACTGCCCTTAGTCCCTTTCGGCTTGAGTGGGCCCGGCGGGACTCGAACCCGCAACCTCTCCATTTCAAGTGGATAACCGTCACCGTCCGGCCCCGGTCTGCCTACATGGTGCACATCCCTTCGAGGCAAGACCCGGCAACGGCAATAGTGCTCTGCCAATTGAGCTACGGGCCCCCGAGATTCGGCCCCAAGATTCCTCAGTTAAGGTACTTTAGCGAGATTGCCAGGGTAACCCATCCAGAGATCATCAGGACCACGCAAATCACCAAGATAACCCAGACGATGTACCTGAGACCACCGTGATTGGACACGTTTCGCCTCACCAGATGTTCAGGAGATGCCCGCCTTCGTAGTCGATTACACATCCTGCAATGTGGCGAGCATCGTACAGGTCGAAGATAAACTTCGCGATCTCCCGCTCCGGGATGAAGCCCATCAACGTCCGCTCTTCCAGTCTCTCCCGCTCGGCCTCGGAGAACTCGATCCCTTTCATCGTGTTCTCGAACTGGCCGAGTCTCAAGGCTACACCTCGGACCAAGCCGCCGGTCTCCGCGGTGACCGCCCTCGCTAGAGCTTCCACTCCAGCCTTCGCTACCGCGTACAGGAACCGGCCACCCCTGGGAGCCGCGGCTTGGATCGAGGAGCAATAGACTAATAAGGCTCCCTGGTTCAACCTCCTGTATCGTACTAACAAAATCGTCGAGATCAAAGAGCCGTCCAGATTCGCCGCCAGGATGTCGAAATCATGGGGACCTGCGTCCCAGATCCCGACCCTTCGCTGGATGCCCTGGGCGAAGACCACGAGGTCAAATGGAGCCTCGTCTGAGAGAACCCGGCTTATTTTCGTCCAATGAGTAGCGTTCGCTTTCCGAGTGTCGCTGAAATCTCCCGGGTTCCTCGCAATGCCCCGGAATTCCCAGCTTCGCCACCGCGCTTCTTCCCGAAGCGCCCTTCCAAGATTCCCGGTTGCTCCAAATACTAAGATCCTCTTCATAGCACTTTCAGTGTAACACAAAACCCTGGGAAATCGAAAAGAAACCCTTGACAAACCGCGAGAAATATGCTAGAGTTTTCTCGAAAGACTAAGACGAAAGGAGACAAAGATGAGATACACTAAGGCTCAACTTGCCGCGATCCAGGCCCCTCTGGATCGTCCTGTCCGCGTGCTTGCTCCTCCAGGTTCTGGAAAGACCACGGTTATCGCCGCTCGGTACGCATTCCTTGTTGAGAACGGTGTCGATCCAGATTCCATCGTGGCTGTCACGTTCTCCAAGTCAATGGCGTCCGAGCTACTCGACCGAATCCAGAGGCGGTGTCCTCGCGTTAATACCAGCCAAGTCTGCACAATTCACGCGCTTTGCTACCGCATTCTCGCCGCTGAGGGAGATACACGCGGGGTCGCAAAGGAATGGCAGATCCGAAAAACGATTGAGGAGGCTGCGGCGGAAGTTCATCTTAATGCAGGCTGGCAAGAGATCCGCTGGTGGCTCGATCGCTCGAAGGCCGCGGGCATCACGTCCGACGACAATGAGACACTGGAGCGATTTTTCCTAACGCGTCTCCCGCCTGCTATAGCTCGTCAGCTTGTAAATGTCCGCTGGGAAGTAGATCGCACACTCAAAGCTCAAAATCTGCTCACCTTCCCGGATATGCTCCTAGACATCGAGACCCAGCTCAGAACTAACGAGAATTTCCGGGCTCGGTGGCAAGCCAAGTTCCAGTACATCATCGTCGATGAGGGGCAGGACACGTCTGGTCAAGCCATGCGCATCTTAACCAAGCTCGCCGAACCTCAAAACCAGTTCTTCATCGTAGGGGATAGCGACCAGCTCCTGTACCGGTTCTCGGGAGCTACGCCAGAAGACAATCTCTTCCATGGGTTCGACAAGCGCTATCCCGACGGGATCACGATCAAGCTGGATCGAAACTTCCGATCCACTCGGAAGATCGTGAGCCGGGCGTCAGATCTCATCAGGCACAACTACGAACCCCTCGGTCCTTACCCGAGTCGATTCCTTAAGGATGTCCAGCCGCGAGATGATGCGCCTGATGGAATCGAGTTTACCTTCGCGCTTCGAGAGGACATCTATGACGAGGCCGCTTATGTAGCAAGCGAAATCGAGGCTAAGATCCAAGATGGCCGACAACCCGCGGATTTCTTCGTAGGCGCGAGAACCCGAGCCCAGCTTGCTCCCGTTGAGGGCGAGCTCGCCCGCCGCGGTATCCCGTTCGCCAACGCCTGCGGCGGTTCGTTCTGGAACGCAAAGCATGTCGCGGACGTAGTCGCCTACTTAGAACTAGCCTACAAGGAGTCTGATTCTGCCTTCCGAAGAGTATTCGATATCTCGTCTAAACGTATGCGCCAGCCGTTCGATACCAAGGCCCGACGAAAGGGTGAATACTCCCCGAATCGCTGGTTGGGACGCCAGTTCCTGGATGCCTGCAACGGGAGATTCCGGAGCATCTACAAAGCGCTCAATTCCCGGCAAGGCTGGCGCTGGCGAGCCGGAGTCCAGGATCTCCTAGCCATGCTCCAGGAGATCAAGGACGCGCTCCATCATCGCGGGCTCTGCGCTGCTCTGGAAGTGATCATCGATCACTACCGCGCCTATCTCGAAGCTGAGGGTTTGGTCGAGGCCGATGCCGCGGAGAACGATAAGCTTACGGATCTTCAGACTATCGTCACCACCGCGGCTCACCTGGGCGAGGACATCGATGCCTTCCTGAGCTACGTCTCTCAATGCCGCGAGGCAGCTTCCCAGGAATCCTGGGACGGGAAGGTGGTTCTCTCTACGGTGCATCGGCTCAAAGGGCTAGAGCGCCCCATTGTCTTCGGCCTGGGATGGAATGAGGAGCTGCTCCCCCATGCCTCGGCGCTCGGGTTAATGCGCCCGTTCGGCTCTCTCCCAACAGGCGAGCCGAGCCTGATCGAGGACGAGCGCTGCATCGCCTTCGTCCTGGTCACCCGAGCGAAAGAGGAAGTCCATCTGACGGCTATTCGCCGGTACCGGGGCAAGCCCCTTATTCCTTCCCGATTCATCAGAGAACTCGGTCTAAGCGTGGAGGAGGTCAATGAAGCCGTGGGACTGGGCGAAGGTCATGAAATACCCTGAGGATGCGATCTTGATTGCGATGATCCATCTCGCGTTGATGGATCTCAACTCCAGCAATCAAGCGTTGGCCCAGGATGCCAAGGATTTTCTCCTGTCTCAGGAAATCCGGGACATCCTGGACATCCTGGGCCTCTCCGGGTTCCTAGATCAAGCGCTCGCAATGGCTGATTCCCTCACGCCGACGATGCAGACTGCGGGTGCTATACCGGTCGAGATCCTTCGCGCAAGTCGATCGCCTTAGCACGCCAGAATCTTCCCGCTCCACAGGGGCACGCGAGCCGACCTTCCTTAATCGCGTGCCCCTCTTTTGTCCTTAGCCACCCACCGTGATAATACCCGATGAGGCAAGTCCCTACGGAACAAAAGATTGGTTTCTCGTTCTTCTTTGGTCGCCATATCCGGTTATCCCAGGTTACGACGGGCTTGCCCCGCTGGGCCTGGGCCCACTTGTCCCGGTCCTCTTGGGAATAGGACGCGTATGGACCCGTTCTCTCTTCCCTGTTCGCATTGATGAGCGCGATTTTCGGGTTCGCGTCCAGGACATCCAAAGCTTCGATCAGGGTCGGCCAGCGGCCGTCGAACTCCTTGACGAGCCGCCTCAACATTTCGAGGTCTTCCGGGTAATCGATCTCCAGTCTATGCGGTCTAAAATAGTCCGGAGGCGGAGGCTCATGATACGCGATTTTGATGTCCTTCCTATGCCGATGCAGGTACAAATCGGGGTGTTCCCGCTCGTCTCCCGTCGCGAGTTGGTTCATCGCCTCCCAGAGTGAGGTCCGGATCGGGAACTCCCTCGCTCCATACACGGGCCAAACCCACGGTGGGAGCATCCAAAGGAACATGTCCGCGTCCATCGCGTCCATCACGAATGCAGCTCTCGTAATGAACATCGTCTCCGGGAACGGACAATCTCCCAGGCCTCGCATCACAAAGTCGCAGTCGCTCAGCCATGCCTTGATCGCGCCCCAGATCCTGTCTGTAACATCTTCCTTGCTCCCGCGGAAACAAGGAACAAGGTGACGCTCTGCCCACGTCGCAATCGGGTCATCACTTGGATCATCGGATGTGGCAACGACTACTTTCCCGACCCGGGCATATCTCTCCACAAGGTGTCCTAGCAACGGTTTCCCGGCTATCTCAGCGAGCACTTTCCCTGGAAGCCTCTCTGAGTCCATCCTCGCCGTGATCACGATCCCTATGCGTACATCGGCTCTAAGCCTGAGGCGATCTCCTTGGCTTTCTCCCATGCCTCTTCCTCCGAGTCACCGGTCTCGATCACGAATATAGGCCTGTCTGCAGACGTTTCGAGCGGTGGGATCTCACGCCTGTTCACGACGATTACGCCGTCTGGAAGCTCGGGAGATCCATGGTACAGATATCCAAGGATCGTACCTGGCTCGAAGACCGGCGCATAGCACGCGGCATATTTCCCGATCTTCGACTCCAGCTTGCTCCCATCAAAGGGAAGGCCCAACGCGAAGTCAAGCATCAGGCCCGTGATATCCTTCCCCGGGCCGATAACCGCAGTACACATGTGATCGAATCCTCCGGACAGCCTCGTGGCTGTTTCCAGGACACACCAGCCGTATCTCGGATGTTTCACGAGATCCAGCTTAAACGGGCCCTGATCCACACCGAGTGCTTCAGCATATTCCGTCGCGATCCTTTCCATCTCGGGATCGAATGCTCCCGGGTTTATGTGGCCTGCCTCGATCCCGGGTTCATGGAAGATCCGCTTCGCGATGTTCACCATACGAGCCTTTCCATCCACGATGAACGTGTCGATCGCGTACTCTTCCCCTTCGAGGAATTCCTCGATCAGGACCGTGTCCTTTCGCTGGATCGCGGAACTCGCCGCCTTCCGGACCGCGGGTGTCATGTCCTCCGGCCGTCTTACGACGGTCATTCCGCGGGACGCTCGGTTGTCAGGCGCTTTCACCACGCACGGCAGCGATGGGATTCCCTTGCTCCGGGCCCAGGTGTCCCAGGAATGCCACGCGGCTTCAGCTCTTGTAGCTGGCAGTGCCATCCAAACCGGATGTTTAGACAAAAGCGCGGTAGACACTCGCATACTCACTTTATCGCGCGCCGCTATCGCGGACGCCAGGGAGCAGGCTGGGAGACTGAGAACGTGGGCTACCGCGGACACCGTCGGCCCCACGTCTGCGGCAACGGTCAGGACTCCCGCGATATCAAGATCCTTCAGCTTCGACGCGAGTTCCAGGTGTCCCTTGATGTCATACGTGCTGACGCGGAAGAACGCGTCAGCTTCCCAAGCGCATCTGCATTCGGGGTTCCCATCTGTGACTAGGCTCTTGTATCCACGTTCCCGGATCTTCCTCAGCATGGGATACTGCATGACCCCACCGCCGATAAGCCAAACCCACTTAGCCATCAGAACCTCCGGAAAGCCGGATTCGGGAATGATATCGCCTTCTGTGTCACCTCGACTCCCACGAACTCGGCGATCTCGCGGACTTTCCGTTTCGGGTCGTCAATCAAAGAGTCAAACTGCACGACCAGGACAGGCACCGGGACTCGTCCTAGGACGTCCACTAACCTCAGCGCGAGATGATTCACGGCTAGGTCCACGGTCTCATCGAAGGATTGCTTCTCGGTCTTCTTCAGCTTAGCCCCGATCGACTCCTTCACGCGGAGAAGCCCGCGGGTCGTTACGATCAGCTTGATGTCAGACTTCACAAGGGCAGTAAAGGCCTCGAAGAAAAAGGGAAGCAAGAGCCTGGGATCTTTGAATCCCCAGATCTCGTGACTCGCCTCTATCGCCCTTATCCGGCGCTCCAGCTCATGGGAAATGTCCGCATGAACCGGAAAGACCCCGCGAGACGCGGCAGCTTCCATGAGTTCCCTGGTTGTCGCAGTCCTGCTAGCTCGGACCAGGAGACCCGTGATCTCCAAATTCTCAAAGTACCCTAGAGGGTTCCACTCATCCGGAGGCGTGAACTTGTCCTCCTTACCCATGAAGACCCCGAGGTGGTGAAGGACCCCGGAGACCATGCTCGTGCCGGACCGAGGCAAGCCGAGAACGATGATGCAACTCATGTCGCCCTCAACTCCAGCTCGTGTGCAAGTCTCCAGCAGCCGAGGCCGTCGATCGGAGGCTTAAACGGGACCTCGATTCGTTCGACCTCCCGCTTAATCACATCTCTGTCCCTCTCTGCGACCTCTCGCTTGATTAAGGTCGCAGCTCCTGTCTTTTTCAGGTAGACGGCAGTCGGCTCGACCATCGTATCGTAAATGATCGCCTGAGGAATGCCAAGCGCAGCGAGTTCCAAGGAAATCATGCCGAATCGAGCGATCCCGAAGTCCACGTGGAAATCGTTCGGGTATGCGACAACCCAACCATCGGGCACTAGGTCCAGGAGATCATCCGGGTAGACTAGGACTTTATTCTCCTTTGGAGGCCTGAAGATGCCGACTAAGTTCGAGATCTCAGGCCGGATCAAAGCGTACTGTGGTCCAACTAGCCAGCGAGAGGCGTTAATGTTCCTCACTCCGTATCTCACTCCCTGGACCACGATCAGGTCCCAAGCGTCTTCATTCATCGGCCTCGTGAGCTCGGAATTTCCATGGAGGTAAGCCCTTCGTTTCGCCCGTGCATCGAGCTGGTTTATCACGGTCTCGTCAGGATGATCCACGATCAGCCAATCGAGCTCGAACCCGAGATCTTGTCCCAGGTTGAAGTCCGGCATCAGGCTGTCCTTCCAGAATACGGTGTGACGTTGCGCAGCTAAAACTTGGGCCAGTCCGAGGCAGCGGTAGTAGTGACCAAACCCGTGATATTCCGGGCTTGCAGAATAGATCCCTATGATCATTGAATCTTCCCCCCGCGGCAATTCTCTATGCAAGAGCAAGTGGCACCCGGGTAGACGGAATCTTGATCGGCTTTCGCTCGATCTCGAAAAGATAGATCATCTCCCGTCCCCAGCCGAGGAGGCGGTGAAGCAGACTGTAGACGTGGAAGATTCTCCAGCCCACGCGTTTCTCCAACCTTAACCGCGTTAAGTGACACCTCTTTCCGAGTTCCTCATCCTTTCTGTAATCGAACCCTAGCAGGATGAACAGTTCCATCGGAAAGCCCGCGCCCTGAAACGTTGGGCGATAACCAAATCTCGCAAGCAAGTTGGTCAGCGACCGAGGCGTGAAGTAGTTCCAATGCCAGTGAGAGACAAACCAGGAGCCTCCCACTTTCCTCTGTAGCGGGTTGAACTCGTTTGGCACGATGATTAAGATCCGGCGGGGCTTCCAGAACTCAAGATGGGTCAAGAGAAATCCTCTAGGCGTCTCGATGTGTTCCAGAACCAGGGACAGTCTCACCGCTGGAAACCGCTGGTTCACCTCGGGAGCGGCAGGATGGTATATCAAGTGCTTGACGTTCACTGGCCTGTACTCGTGAGGGATCGGCGCGATCTCTGCGCCATAGCACTCGATCGGCATCGGGATGGACGTCCTCCTGACGTACCACATGAACCAGCCCGCGCCGCAGCCGAAGTCCAGGAACGGCTCGGTTTGCTTCATGATACGCCACTGGAACTCATAGCAGGAGTCCCAAAGCCCCGCGACGTGTTCCTGGCGCTCCTTCTCGAACCAGTTATCATCCTGGAATGCACCCGCCATGTACTCGATCTCTGCCGCGCCACCGGACTCAAGGTGGGCAAAACCACAGACCTCGCAATCGATCACCCGGAGCCCGTTGTTCTCGGCCAGCAAACGTCCTCTACACGTCCTCACGATACCTTCCTGCCTTCCCGTCAATTGTCTTGTCCGGCAACTCATCGGCGGTGTAAGCCCAGATGTACCCGATCTTGCACCCCGGCATCGCGGTGACAGCGTGAAGGCCCGGGTAGATGATCAAGCTCAACCCGTCTCTCACGATCCTGACCCACGGTCTTCCGAATGTACCGGATAATAAGATACCCTGCGCTGGTCCTTCCCAATGGTCGCTATCCTTCGCGATCATGAAGTAGAAGATCTCCATGAAACCTGCAGGGTGCTTTCCATCTCGCTCAAACCCATGTGGAGGGAACGAGCTCCATCCGGAGACGTTAACCGTGACTCCGGCTCGAAGGGGACTTTCCGGTGGCGTCTGATACACGATCCTGTGTAAGTGAGGTCCGTATCCCTTCACTTCGAACCGGGAAAGCTCGACCTCCTCCTCGATCTCAGGCTTGGAGTAATCCCTCTCCCCGCCCATGAACACGAGCACTTCATCTTGTCCTATTTGGTAAGAGCTGAGGTTCGAGAGCTTCCAAGCTCGGTATGACTTCTCAGGGTTCTTCAGGAGAGACCTGGGGTCTGGGAATGCCCAACCCTCCGCGATGTCCAGAACCTGCACCGGTCTATCAAGGACTCGGATAATATTCTTCATACCTCAACCTCCTCAGCGGTCTCGGAAGAGCACGCGAGCATGGTATCGGCTCCCAAGTTCCTTAAGCTCAGACTCGCCCAACTTGGAGATTCGCTCCAAGACATGAGCCGCAGCCCTTGCTGTGATCTCCACGTCGGCCTTCGTATGCGATACCGTTGGGAAATTCGGCCTATTCATCATGATCCCTGCTTCCATCATCCAGCGGATAAACAGAGCTCTCTGCTCGTCCCGCTCGAAGACGCAGAGGGATCGTTCTGGATCGCCCTCAATCCTGAAGAAGTCGTAAGGCTCCGACACTTCCGAGAGGGACCGGATCAGGGCTGCTCCCACGTCCCGAATATGCCCTAGGATGCCATCGGCGCTCGCAGCGACGAGGTCTAGCGTCGCTAGGCCACCGGACAGGGAGACGACGTCGCCGAACGCGGTTGAAGAGCAAAACACGGGGTCGGTCCTGGCGAACCAGGACATCAAATCCTTGGGACCTACGATTGCAGAGATGGGAAGCCCGTTCCCAAGGGCTTTCCCGAAGCAGATGATGTCCGGCTTCACGGGGAGTCTCTCGACGTAGCCTGGGACTCCGTACCTGAACCCGGTAACCACTTCGTCCAAGATTAAGAGGGCTCCTGTTGCGTTGCAATACTGGCGGATCTCATCGAACTTCTTGGGATCAAAAGATAATGGGATCTCAACGACCACCGCAGCCGGGCCTCCCTCCGGCCAACGGGACAGGTCATTCAAGCTGACCTTTTGGGCAAAAGGACCCGACCCGCGCGGGATGCCCCAAGCAGGCGGCGTCGCTGAGATCGTCCAATCGTGCCACCCGTGATAGCCGGTGAAGAGTACAACATCCTTGGACTTCGCCGCTCGCGCTAGTCTCACGGCCATGTCCAGGACATCCGACCCCGTCTTGCCGAACCGGACTTGGACGTCTTCCCATTTCTCAGCTCCCTTGATGTGGGGCCAAGCATAGTCGGCGATCCGGATGGCGAGCGTGTACTCGTACATGTGCGGCAAGGACGCGCACGTCATCAGGCCCGTGGCGTGAAGGTAATACATCCACCGGCTCATCCAGTTCCGGTGATTGTGTCCAAACAAGTTCGCTCCCAGGCCCGAAACCCAGTCGATATAGGACTTCCCGCTGATGTCCATCACGATTGGTCCGTACCCATGCCGGATCATGCCGATGGATTCATCGTCCCGGATGCCCCACGCTCGCGGGTCCTTGCTGAACGTGCCCGCTGCGGGCAATACGGAATGAAAGGTCTCCCAAGTCAGGTTCCCTCTCACATCAGTCTCTTGCGACATCGATAGGCCTCCTCCCATCACTTCCTCTGCGAGCCCAGACCCGCTCGTCGGACTCGTCTTCCATAACGCGTTTCATCCCGGTTCCCAGGATCTCGTCGGTCCACTCGATCATGAAGCGATACTCCCAAAAGGCGCTGGGCGTGAATGCCCAAGCTCCCCAGTCTGGCGGCGTGACCGGCTTTTGCCAGGTTTCCTGGAACTTAAAATGCCGCTCGAAGACCTCGTATCCCAGGGCCCTCGCCAGCATAGCTGTGATGTAGGATGTCGTATGGTCAGATAACCCGATCGTGTCCACGTATTTTCGGAAAGGCAGGATCGCCCTCAGGTTATAATCCTTCGGTTCCGCGGGATAGACTGAGACGCACTGAAACAAGATCAGTTCCTTTACGGGAAATGGCTGGACCCAGTCTAGAGCTTGCTTGATCTCGGCCTCCGTCGCTGCTCCTGTGGACAAGGCTAGAGGGATGTTTGTCTCCGACGCTAGCCTCGCCGTGCTTTCCACGATCTTCTGGTACACAAGGTCCCCGGAAGCGATCTTGAGTCCCTTCACATAAGGTAGCGCTTGCTCGGCTAACTCGATGTCGAACACAGTCGCCCACACGGGACAGCCGTCCCAGTCCTTGAGCCACTCCGGTTTGAACTCGAACAGCCTGACGCGTTCCTGAAGTTCTGGGACGGCATAGAGAGTTTTCGCCCGGAAGAGCTGAATCTTTACGATATCCGCGCCATTCTCCTGAGCTGTTTTCAGGGCTTCCAGGGGATCGTCTGGGTCAAAGTTCGTTCCGATCTCGGCTATCAGTCTCATTTCTCATCCTCCCAGAGATGTCTGAACATCTCGAAGGCAACTGACCGAGGGTCCATAAGGGGAGCGTATCGCGACGAGTACGGCGTCTCATTCTTCGACTCAGGATCGGGGAACACGCGATAGAATGGGCCAACGCGTTCTCTCCCCTCACGCCAGGAAGCCAGGACCTCGTGCTGCTTTTCCGCGGGATAGAGAGGCATGGTTATGACGTGACTGGAGATCGCGTAGGCCATGTCAAGGATGTCCACGGCCTTCAGGTCTGCGGGAACGAGGACGTCCCCAGATCTTCCTATTTTCAGTGCCTCCATGGCGAAATTCACGGCCATGTCAAGCGAGAGGACAAACCTGGTAGGGGCCGGGACCCTGGCTACGAGAGGCTTATTCGCCTTCTTCGCCGCGATCCACCGCCGGAGCACGGACCCCCGCGCGTCCAGGACATTGCCCAAGCGGATGATGATGAACTTCGTATGCGGGTACCGCCGTGCCATCTCCTTCCAGATCGCTTCGGCGAGGGCTTTGGTCAGGCCATAGACATTAACTGGCTCAACGGCCTTATCCGTGGAAATCAGGAGCACACGCTCCACTCCAGCCATGCCACAGCAATGGGCGACAACCCTGGAGCCAATCGTATTGATCATCAGGTACTCAAGGGGATTATCTTCGCCTGCGATCACGTGCTTCAAAGCTGCGGCATGGATCACGGCATCTGGCCGCCAGTAGCCCAGGATCTCCGCGAACCTCCGCCTGTTCGTCACGGAGCCAACGAAGGTGTCTACAGAGGGGACGATCCGCTTCAGAGCGTCGTGCTTTAGGGGATCTCGGGAGTAGCAACAGAGGTCGTAGTCGTCACCGAATCTCTTCGCAAACGCGGTACCGAATGATCCAGCGCCACCCGTGATGAGAAAGCGCCGCACGGCTTCCTCCCTGAGTAGAATTCTATCTTAAGTTTAACACAATTTCCCAGGAATTCGAAATGAAGGTCTTGACAATCATGGTTGCATTGGGTTAAGATTATCGTGAGCAGACCTTGCGCGCGGCCAAGGCGAATCACGAGGAGTCGCTATGGCCGTAGCGTGGGAAAGCCTAGAAAAACTGGTCCGACACCCGGTCTTCGCAGGATTGGTCCTCACCGCAAAGCAGGCGGCTGGCCCTAGTAGGCCGGTCGTCCTCGCCTATCCCGTGAGGAATGGGAAAGTCCTCCTTATCCAGCGCCGCTTCGAGCCTATGGTCTGGTCGCCTCCGGGCGGTTACATCGAAGACGGCGAAGAGGCCGAGGACGCAGCCCGGCGCGAAGCTGAAGAGGAGGCAGGCATCAAGCTCGGGGAATTAATCGGCGAGCTCCCCGAGTACAAGGGAATGCGTCAGCTCGTCTTCCAAGCTGGCGAAGGCGAGCCTCATGCCGGTTTCGAGGCGTTCAGGACCAAGTGGGTCTCACTGGATGACCTGGACTCCCTCAATGTCTCTCCTCCCGCCGATGTGATTCGGCAGGCCTTGGAACTCAAGAAGAGCCCCGAGTTTCATGAGGACAGCGTCAATGAGCTCCACGACAAGCTGCCTGATGAGATCGTCATTGTCCCCGAGTGGCTCTCCGTAACCGGTGGATTTGTTTACGCGAAGGACCGAGAACCTCATGACCTGGATCTCGTGATCCGTGGCAGCATCGAATCCATGCCCGAGGGTTCCAGGCTGAAGCTGGAACGCTTGTTCTCAGAGCTCACAGATCTTCCCATCCACTGGGTCCCGGAGTCTGAGGGTCCGACGTGGGCTTATGCCCCGATGTATGACCTCGTGGCTCGGAAGCGGAGGGACTCAGGCATCCGAGATATGGACGAGCCTGAATTCGCCGCGCTCATGTACAAAGCCGAGCTAGTCCGTGACCCACGCAAGATTCGGCCAGGGAAGCCGATCGCTCACTACCACACCGGCGGTGAGTTTTACACGGGTGACGAGGATACCCTCTGGGACAAGTGGGTCTCCAGGGCTGTTGAACGGGGCACGCCTGTTCTGGTTCAGGAGAAGTTCGATGGATTCCGCCTACATATCCATCGGTGGGACGATCGGTTGGCAGTATTCTCCGACAAGGGATTCGATCGCACGAAGGTCTTCCCAGGTCTAGCCGATGCGCTTCCGGCTGGCGAGTATATCCTGGATACTGAGTTCATGGAGCTCCAGGAGCCAGGCGGAAAACCGAAGGAACGGTGGGAGATGGCTTGGATGGGAAGCGCAAACGAGCCTCCCAAGCCATTTCCGCCCGTCAGGATCGCGGTCCATGATCTCCCTTGGCTTAACGGGAAGAACCTGGCGCTTGAGCCTTACTCCGAGCGACTCAAGGCCCTCAGGGAGTTAATTCCGAAGCCGATCAAGAAGGGCAACTACGAGATCATTGTCGCAGAGACGAAGAAGGTCAACAGCCGGGAATCCCTGGACCAGGCTCTAAAGTGGGCTTCCTCCCAGCCCGGATCAGAAGGCGCGATGCTAAAATACGCGGATTTCCGCTACGACCCTAAGACCATCGCTGAGGTGGCGAAATATAAGAAAGCCGTCGAGATCGACGCGATGGTCATTGGCTGGCGGAAGGTCCCCAAGGGTAAACCCGCCGGTGAGCACTGGACCAGGGAAGAGGCATTTCGGAACCTAAGGAAACAGCTCGCCGAATCAAATACGTACATCTTCCGTGTCGCGATTAAGGATGGAAATAAGCTCATCCCGCTTGAGTCCGACGGCAAGCTCACGGCTAAGGATCTCAAACTGGACTGGGACGAAAAGCGGCAGACTTGGACAGGGACGGATGATCCCGAACTCTGGCATATGTGCCCTGGATGGCCTCATCGAAAGGAGGGCGAGTACAAGTACGCTAATACCTACGCCATCGAGGTTGAGCCAAAGGACCTGAAGTGTGGCGCGATCGTCACGGTCGCCCCGGTCAAGTTCAGGCCGTTTAAGAAGGAAGACGGGACCATCGGCTATGCCTGGATGTTCCCTCGGGCGAAGAATATGAAGCCCAGAGGGTCCCCGGTTGCTCAGCTCAAGAACGTGCTCCGAGCGTTCGGAATGCCAGAACCCGAGGAAAAGGCTGACAAGCGAGTTCTACCTCGGGGTCCTGAGGATGCATCCCTCGTGATCATCGGTGATGGCCCAGGCGAGAGAGAGGAGATTACCGGGATTCCCTTCACGGGACCGTCAGGGTCTTTCCTCCGCAGGATGATCGAGCGGCTTGGAGGAGACCCACACGAGATCCTCTTCGCGAACGTCTTTGAGACTAGGGACGCGAAGCTCACGGAGGAAAATGTCAAAGAACGAGGTGCCGAGGTCCTAAAGTGGATCGATAGCCTCCCAAATGTAAAGGTTGTGCTTGCGCTTTCAGAGTTAGCCGCCAGAGCCCTAACCGCGCTTGACAAGGATATCAAGTGGTTCAGGCGACACAAGGGCGAGTTTAAGACTCCTAAGGGCATCCCGATTATCGTCTCCTATCATCCTGCCGCGATCCTCCGCTCTGGTCAGACGAAGTCAAAGTTGTATAGGGGCTTGCGAGAGGATCTGAAGCGGGCCCTGCGCATGGCTAAGCTCGTGAAGGCGGAGATCAAGGCACACAATCCGAATTTCTACCCGGATGAGGACAAGCACTGGAAGTTCGTCCTTCAACTTCATGCCCGTGGCAGGAGCATACACGGGGATCTCCGGTGCCAGATCACGCCGGACATCCTGGAAGGCTGGACGATCGCGCTTCAACAGCCAGGCGTGATAGACGAGCCTATCCTGGATCTCGAAGACTTGAGACGTTGGTTTAAGAAACCGGAGGCGTGGAAGATCAACTGGAGGACCGGTGAGATCCTGCCTCGAAAAGTGATCACGACGATCCAAGGCAGGAAACGAGAGGTGATCCGACCTGGCAACCTTCGGGCCATGCCGAAGAAGGCCGAGATCGCCGTGGACTGGCTGGAAGAGGAGGGTGTGACTGAACGGCCCGACCCTGGCGAGCGTCCTCCGGTTGGCGGAACAAAGCGGTTCCCGGGCGTGTTTCTCATCGTAGACAAGGGCGAGGTTGAGTACGGCGCCAGGAAGCCATGGGTATTTGAATATTTCTTACATGGGAAACGTCTTAGGGGTCGCTACCTTCTTCGCGCTGTAGGTCGATCGGGGAAGGGCAAGACCAGCAAGGCCAGAATTTCGAGCGACGTAACAGTCCTGAAGCAGGAAGACATCCTGCCTCCCGGGAAACCAGAGGAGGGAGGCCGAGCTCCATTCTATTGGGTCCTCATGAAACCAGAGGACCAGACCCCTTATGTGCTAAGCGAAGATGCGATGGAAAAAGATTGGCTTCCGCCAAAGGGCATCTCTGCGTTACCCAGGAAGATTCGGGAGAAAGTCCCCAAGGAGCTAAGGTATTGGGAAGTCTCTGGGAAGGAGGCACTTGAAAGGCGGCGGACTCTTGCGGAGCGATTTGAGGAGCTTACGAAAGAGGATAATAGGATCAGGCCTCCGTTCACTGCGTTCGGGCAACTCTACCGGGTCTGGGATAGACTGATTCCGCTCCTGCCGAAATCGGGTTGGGACGTGTACGTAGAGCCGTTTGCCGGGCCGGGGGCCCTGATCTGGGCATTGCCCCCTGCGAGAGTAGAGGTCCTAAATGACAAAGACCCGGTAATCGTCCGGCTCTACCGAATCATCAAGGGGTTGACAAAAGAGAAAATTGACAAGCTGAAGCGGTTTGAGTGGACCCTTAGTAAAGTTACGTTTGATCGGCTAAAACGAGAGGTTGATAAGAGTGAGCCGGATGATCTCAAGTTCCTGCACCGGGAACTCTATTTGCGTCGTGCGTCAAGGCAAGGTCGAGCCGGCCTGAGCTTTCGAGCGACGCTTGAAGGCGTTGAGATGAATCCCTTCGAGAAACTCTGGAGGGCTCGCGAACGACTAAGGAATGTAAAGATCACGAAGATGGACGCGTTGGAAGCCATTGAAAAGTTTGACAGCCCGCGGACATTCTTTGTGCTCGACCCACCTTGGCCGGGTCGTGAAGACAAATATTATCCGGTAGATGAGCTAAACATTCCTGCTTTAGTCAACAAGCTGACTAAGATCAAAGGCAAGTTTATGCTCATCATCCAAGGGAGCCAAAAAGACCTCGCACCACTAAGAAAGGCCCGGTTTCATGAAGTCAGGCTTAGAGTTTTTCAACCCTTAAGCTCTATCGATAGGAATGTGGCGCGGTATGCATATTGGTCCGTGTTCATGAATTACGACCCGAAACGCGAGGGTGGATTCAAACCATGAAGTTCGTTTTGCAGCGGCATTGGTGGCGCGGCCAAATCGTGATCCGCTTTGGACCCAGTTCCCAACACTGGGATCTCCGGATCGAAGAGCAGCCGGACAAGTTCTGGCACCTCGTGATGAACGGAGATCCTAGGCGAGGGGTTGTTGCGGGCTATGAAAAGCCGATGCGAAACCGCTACGTTACGACCGCGGATGGTAAGAAAGTTGACGTTATGTCGCTCCGCGGTCGTGTTAGACTAAAACCAGGGACTCCTGCAAACCCTACGAAGGAGACGCCCGCGTTCCTGGAGACGATCGATTACGGGACCGCGGAATGGCTGGAGAGACAAAAGGATATTGCAAAGCTAGCCCTGAAGGGCAAGCAGAGGACGTACGTCCTCTTCATGCGTCGCGAGGCTCCCGACTCGCCATTTTGGGAGGTCAGCCCAAGCGAAGGGCCAAGTCTAGAGAAAGGCGTTCGCCAGCTTTTCGGATCACCAGGAGGGAAGCGCGACCTGGCTCACTTAATCACGAAGTTAATCCCAGATCACAAGGTTTATGTTGAACCCTTTGCAGGTGGAGCCGCTGTTTTCTTCGCGAAGCCACGGGAATCGAGTGCTATTGAAGTTTTAGCTGATAGAGATCCCGACATTGCATTTGCCTACAAACAGGTTCAATGCCTGACCGATCAGGAGATCGAAGAACTTGAGGCTAAAGATTGGAGCATTGAGGCGTTCGAGCAAGTCAGGAAAATGGGCGCTGACTCCAAACTGGATCGTCTCTATAAGTGGCTTTATCTCAGGAAGCTTTCCTATGGCAACCTGAGCGAGACACCGGACAAGGCTCGCCCTAAGTTCTATTCAGCCAAGCCCAATTTCCGAAAAGTTCGCGAGCGTTTGCAGGGAGTAAAAATCTATTGTGCTGATTGGTGGACGGTTGCAAAGCGCTTTGATAGCCGCGAAACATTCTTTTTCCTTGACCCACCATACCCAGGGACCAATCGAGGCGCTGCTCGCCCTGACCTTCGATGGTCGTGGGATGACTTGGAGCAGATGATCGAGAAGATCCAGACACTAAAAGGGAAGTGGATTCTTACCTTGAAAGACGAGCCTAGGGTGCGCAAGTTAGTTCAGAAATTCCAAGTGAGACGGGTGAGACTTGGGAGCCCTATGGATTCTGGAGGACATGAGTCTACTGCTCCGAAGAAACGCTATGAGCTCATCGTGACGAACTTCCCCCTTCCCAAGAATATCAGGAAACAGTGGATCGCCGAATTAATTAAAGCTGATCAGGAAAAGCAACTCGTCTATGGCGTGGTCTTGCGACCAGACCGGTTCGATTCTCAGGGCGACTTAGCGCCTGAAGAGGAAATCGAGAAAGCTGCACACAGGTTCATGGAGAAATCTCGGCTCATAGACTGGAAGCACATCAAGACTTTGGATCACAACAAAGCCGTTCCTGTTGAGTCCTATATCGCCCCTCAGGACCTGAGGATCAATGGCCGAGTTGTCCCGAAGGGCTCTTGGATCTTGGTAACTCACGTGAAAGACCCGGATCTCTGGCAAGCGATCAAGAAGGGTGAGATCCGGTCTTACTCCATCAGGGGGTTCGGCGTCCGGGTGCCGGTAGATTAGAAAGGAGGTGCTAGTTGCCAAAGAAGGACAAGAAGAAGCGTTTCAAACTCAAAGATATCGACGTGCTCACCGTGGGACTCGTCCCATGGGGCGCAAACCAGGAGGAATTCTTTCTCCTGAAATCAAAAGATGGAGGTGGAGAAATGCCGACCGATGAACTGCTGAATGAACTGGAGGAACTGGAGGAACTCATCGAAGACACCGACGTTGAGGAGGAGACCGAGCCCATGGACCAGCCGGAAGACAACGTAATTCACAGGCTCGCGAAGGCTATCGCGCAAATCCTGAAACAGGACGAGAAGGCCGAGATCCCGAAGGAAGTCCAGCAAGCTGCGCAGAAAGCATTAGACGCTCTCAAGGGTGTGGATCACGCAAGTGTCAAGAAGATCAAAGCTGCACTTCAAGCCATCGCCCAAGGCAAGGCCTACGGCTACGGCTATGGCTATGGCTATCCGGCACCCGCTAAGAAGGAGGACGCCGAGATCGAGAAATCTGATCAGGAGGTGAATATGGAGGATAAGGCAACGCAGACGACGCTAGCCACTCCGACAGCCGAGGTTCCTCAGGAAGTCGCGGAGAAGCTGGAGACGTTGGAAAAGGCCAATCAAGAGCTCCTGCAGCGGTTAGAAAAGGCTGAACAGGAGGCCCAGGCTGAGCGTGACGCTCGTCGCAAGCAGGAGCTGATCGAGAAGGCCCGAACCCTCGTCGCTGTTCCGGCGAAGGCTGAGGAGGTCGCAGATCTCCTATTCTGGCTGGAGAAACAGGGCGACGAGGGGCGCGAGAAGGCCCAGTGGCTCGAAGAGCAGCTCCGGGCTATCGATCACCAGCTCCTGGACGCGGGCCTCTTTAAGGAGTTCGGCAGCTCTGAGACGCCACGAGAACTGAGCATCGTGGAAAAGGCGGAGAAGATCGCCCGAGAGGAGGGCATCGACTTCGCAGACGCTCTGCTTCGGCTCCCACCCGAGGAGCAGGCCGCGCTACTTGAGGAACGTGCTCGCAGGGCTAAGTAATACGCATAGGAGGTGAGTCATGGCGACCTATTCAGGATGGGGCTGGGATTTCGGCACCCTATCCGCATCGGGTGATCTGTCTGATAAGCAATACCATTTCGTCGAACTCGCCAACAACGAGGGATACGTTCGAGCCGCCACAGGCGCCTCCAGCCCGGTCCCACTTGGCGTGCTTCAGAATGATCCCGAGGATGGCGAGGCAGCGCAAGTCCGCATCTTGGGCGTGACCCAAGTTTATGCGGACGCGGCCTCCGCGATCGGCGTCGGCGACTTTGTGACCTCGGGTTCCGATGGGCAGGCGGTCTTGGCAACTGGCTCCAACGTCGCGGGCATCGCACTCAAGGACCTGTCCAGCGGTTCTGGTGTTCTGATCGAGGTCATGCTGTTGCCCGCCGCGCTGAAGACCGCGGATAACACGCCGTAAAGGAGGTTGAAGATGCCTAGGCCAACTGTCCATGATGTCCATCTAAACGCAGCTCTCTCACAGATCTCTATCGCCTACCGGAACCCTGAATACATCGCGGAAAGCATCTTCCCGCGTCTCAACGTCCAGAAGAAATCGGACTACTATTACATCTTCGACGCGGGAGCGTGGTTCCGCGATGAGGTGAAAGTCCGGGCTCCCGGTACGCGAGCGGCCCGCGCGGATTACTCCATCTCCACGGCGAGTTACGTGTGCGTTACTTATGCTATCGCGAAGGGCGTGCCTGACGAGGTCCGAGAGAACGCGGATGCTCCGCTGAAGCCTGACGTGGAAGCCACGCAGTTCGTCACGGACCAGCTCTTGCGGGCACAGGAACGGCGCGTAGCCGCCTTGGTCACGGGTTCCGCGAACTGGGCCTATGCAGCCTCCCCTGCGACCCAATGGACGCAGGACACGTCTGATCCTATCGGCGATATCGAGGCTGCAAAGGATGCCGTTGTCCAGCGGATTGGGCGTGTGCCCAATACCATGGTCATCAGCTATGAAGTCTGGCGCTACCTGCGGAATCATCCCGATTTGCTGGACCGGCTGAAATACACGAACCCGACTGGCGTAATCACCCCGGACCAGGCGAAGACCCTGTTCGGCGTGGAGCGGCTCCTAATCGGTACGGCTCTCTACGATTCCGCCGAGGAAGGGGAGTCTGCGAGCCGACAGTTCATCTGGGGTGATGCCGCTTGGATCGGGTACGTGCCGCGCAATCCGGCGCTCATGGAGCCCGCTGCGGGATATATCCTGGAATGGAAGACCCGCCGGGTTCGGACCTACCGCGAGGAACAGGAGCACCAGGACGTCATCGAGGCTGAACACAGCGTTGATGAAGTGATTACAGCCTCTGACGCTGGTGCGGTAATCTATAACGCGGTCTAACGAGAAACCGGGGGTCGTTAGACCTTCCTGAGCGCGCGGTCTCAGGCCCTTTCCTTTGAAAGAGAAAGGAGGTGGGTCATGCCTGTTTCTAAGGAACGGCGAAAGACACTCGCCCAAGGCGGTCTCCAAGTCGGGCGCGACGGCGATTACGTGTCCGAGCTCCTATTCGGGACCGTGGACGTCATCTGCCCTTCCGCTGCGGCCTCCAGCGTTGTGACAAATTCGGCTACCATCTCTGGCTTGGATGCTGACGCTGAGTTGATCGCAATGGTCCTGTCGCCGAGCGATCAGGGGCAAATGGTGCTCACTGGGGCTAGTGTGACTGCGGCAAACACGATCACGGCATCGTTCCTTAATCCGACAGGTGGCGATATCTCGACCAGCGCGACCTTCACGCTGGGCTATATCGCCTGGTCGTAAGAGGAGATCCTGATGGCCTACGCGAGCGCGTCCGATGTCGCGGCCTTGACCCCTCAGCTCTTAGGAGGAGAAGCCAATTTCGGCCCCTCCACGTCTCCCACGGACACCGAAGTGGAGACTTGGCTCTCCACTGGCTGTGGGATTCTGGAGGGGCATCTTGAGAGCTGGGGTTACGACCCTCCGCCCGGGTCCGCGACCGCAGCATGGTCGTTCCTGAAACATCTAAACGCTCTGTACGCCGCCGCGCAAGCCGAACTCTCCCGTATGAACGTGTCCCTTTCACCCGAGGAACGGACCCGGGCGGAGTATCTGGACGAGAGATTCTGGAACGAGCTAGAGAGGCTTCGGAAGATGGACCTCTCTGCGATGGGCTTATCCAAGAACGCGACACGGGTCCTCTACGCTGGCGGTATATCTGAGTCTGACAAGAATACTTGGGACGAAGATACGGACCGAGTCCCGCCGAGGTTCAGGCGAGGGCAGTTCGCATACCCGGGAACAATTAGGTCTTGGACTATTACAGCATCTTGAGAGGGGGTGATAATCAGTGCGAGTCGTATTCATTTATGCCGACTCGCCTACTTAGCCGAGTGGAATTGTAGCGAGTGGCGTTGCAAGACGGTCGCAGACGCGATGAACCGGACCCAGGGCTGGGAGGCGAAGCTAATCCACGTATCCGGGTTTTTCGAATTCCTCTCGCCTGCGGTCCAGAACTGGCTCGCGCCCGCAGACATCATCATCCTCCAGAGGAACGCCATCAATCAGCAAGCCATTGACGCGATCCAATATTGGCAGGGCATGGGCAAGCCAGTCGCGATTGACCTGGACGATGCCTACCACATTCTTCCGTGGTCCAATCCGGCTCACAGGTTCTGGCATGAGCGGAACCATGGAGAAGCTCTGATGTGGCTAGAGCGAGCGCTCTCAATTTGCGACGGACTTACGGCACCGAACCGGGCGCTTCTCGCCGACTGGGCACATTGCGTTCCCGGGTATTACCTTCCCAACTTCGCCCGCCGTGAGTGGTGGATTGACCTCCCGAACCGAGAGGAAGTCAAGAAGCGGCTTGGCGTGGAGGGAAGGATCGTCATCGGCTGGGGCGGATCGGTCTCCCACTACGATTCCTGGTGGGGCTCTGGTCTGAGGGAGGCCGCGGCTGTGATTGCCCGGCGATACCCCGAAGTCATCTGGGTCATCTGCGGTAACGACCCCAGGATCGCGGACCAGCTTCCGGTTCCGGAGAACCAAAAGCTCGCGGTTCGCGGGGTCCCACCGAATGACTGGCCTAAAGTCGTCCGATCCTTCGATATCGGCGTAGCGCCGCTATTTGGTCCCTACGACCAGCGCCGATCCTGGATCAAGGGCTTGGAGTATCTGCTCGCTGGCGTCCCTTGGGTTGGCACCAGTGGCGAGCCATATCGAGACCTCCAAGGCTTGGGCAGGTTGATCAGGAATCACCCGGACAACTGGATCTCAGCTATCTCCGAAATCCTCGATAACTTGGATACGGAGCAGCGTACTGCCGAGGAGCGCCGGGAATTTGCCCATCAGTGGTTCATTGACCGACAATTGGACACGTACCGGAGGGTCTATGGCGGGATCAAAGAGAACGCGCAAGCCGAAAGAGGAAGGCTCCCAGGCGTCGTCTACGTCAATTGGGATCGCGAACCAGGACGAGATCCGAAAGGGAGTCCTGTGGTCGTCCGAAATGTGGTTAGAGACCTTCCCCCAGTTTCGGGATATTCCCATTGCCAAGTGCCTGAGTTATGAGCTGATACAATTATTGAACGAGCGAGGCTTGGTATGCGAGTCCTGATTTCCGGAGGACCTGCGTTCCTGGAAATCGCGAAGGCTATCCGGGCCGATGAATACGTGACCCTATTCCGAGGCGTCGGGAAAGCGCTCCTGGACGCAGATCTCCCGGTAAAGGATATCTCGGAGTTCTTCCAGCGAGAAGACTGGCCTGAGATCTGGACCTGGATTCACGCGGCTTCAAAGTCGATGAACGGCGCGGTCCTGAGCGCCGAGGCTGCAGGATTTGTGATCACGAGGGTTGCGCATTTCCTGCCAAACGTGGTCGCCTTGGACAGGGCAAAACCCGATGTTGTGGTTCTCCATAACGATGTGGAGCCCACGACGAGGCTTGCAGCCATGTGGGCACGGGCAAGGGGAGTCCCTTGTGTCCATGTCCCTCACGCGGTCTATGTGGACCACCCTTGGCGCGGGCCTTTGGGATCAGACATCCACGATATCGTGACCGCATCCCATATCGCGGCAGCAAGCCCGTATCAAGCTCGGTGGTATCACGAGCGGACGGGAGACTCGGAGATTCAGATCACCGGCGCACCTCGCTGGGACTGGATTGCAAGATGGAATGTCTCAAAGGAGCGGGCCAGGAAGTTACTACATATCCCGCCTGACGCGCTAGTCGTGACCTATGCTACCTCTTGGGCGCAAAAGACGTCCGAGGAAGGGGCTTCGGTCGATCCGTTCAGTCATTTCCTGGAGTTCCTGGAAGCGGTCAAGAACACGCCGATCTTGCTCATCGTGAAGCTACATCCATCTCAGACCGACGGCCAGAGGTACGCACAGGCAGTCGCTGAGTCCGAGATTAGAGCGATCGTGACGGCGGCCCATCTGCCATATGTGCTCACGGCGTCAGACCTCGTGATTACGTTTGGCCCGAGCAACGTCGTGATCGAGGCGGCAGCCCTTGGGAAACCTGTAGCCTGCCACGCTGCTCCGTTCCCGATGCACGGGGTCCATTGGTTCGAGAAGCCAAGCGGGGAGCAAATAATGTCTCTGGCTCTGGGCGGGATGCCGCCAAGCCGAGACGCGCTTTCCGTCTTCTCCGGTCCTTTGGATGGAATGTCAACGAAGCGCGTCGCGAGCTGGGTGAGGGAATTATGCCATTCTGGTCAAAGCTGAAGCGAGCCGTTGGTGGTCTCTTCGGGATCAGGGCGAGGACTAGAAACATCGGACCCCTAGTCCAGTGGCTCAACTCGTCCATTCCCGATCTCTTCTACGTGGGATCGAAGGACGCCGCGAGGCAGCTCCTCGATCTCACGAAAGAGGAGGCCCCAGTTCGCACGGGAAAGTTGCGCGATTCTCTTAGAGTTGACTGGCGCGGTAAGGATCGGTTCGTGATCACGGAAGGAGTATCGTACGGGAAGTTCGTTCGCCTCGGGACGAGACCACATCCCATCTTCCCGAAAACGAAACGGGCGCTCTGGTGGCCCGGCTTGGAGAGACCAATCGCCTATGTTAAGAAACACCCGGGGACAAGGCCTAACCCGTATCACTTGCGAGCTCTTGCCCGTCTCGGCGGCCCTGATACTATCGCGGAGGCTGTTCTGAGAGAATTTCGGAGAAGAGACCCATGAGTACAGCCCAGGAAATTGCCGATGCTATTGTCGTGAACCTTAGCGCGGCCTCGGCGCTGGGAGACAGGATCTCGAAGACCTACGATATCATCGGCCGGAGGGATCAATGGGCCGCGATCGTCGAGTTACGCGGCTGCGAGAAGTTTCCTCACCAGTTCGGTCAGTTCGCGACGAGCTGGACATTTGACGTCGTGGCTTACGTCATGGATACCGGGAATCCTCTGGATGTGATGAACCGGATCTTGGAAGTTACGGATAAAGCTGTTCAGTCTCTGGAAAGCGATCCGACGCTTCAGGGAACGGTAGACAGATTGAGCAGTGTCACAGTGGACCGAGAGCTAGGCGAAGCCTTCGAGGTTAGAGGCAGGCTCTGGGTTCCGGTCCGAATCTCTATTACAGCGGTGAGCTATTGATAAGGAGGTGAACCATGCCGAAGTCTAACGGGAACAATGTCTCGCTCTATATCCTGGATTCCACCGGTGCCAGTCAGTCGATAACTGGCTGGGGTAACTCGATCTCGCTCAGTTGGGAAGCCGAAACGCCGGAAGTGACCACCTTCGGGAACATCAATCGGGAACGGCTTCCAGATGGCATCCAAGACTGGGAGCTCAGTTTCGACGGTTTCTGGGGTGGTGATTCCGGCGAGATCGATGAGATCCTGGGCGGTATTCTGGGCGGGTCTACCATGATCTTCCTAGGACCTGGTGGATCTGACTCGGGCAAAACGCAGTATTCCGCCTGTGCGATCCTCCAGTCCTACGAAATCGGTGTAGAGCTTGAGGAAGCGGTCACGTTCTCGGCAACCTTTGTAGCCCGATCCGGCTCTCTTACGAGGGGGACGTGGTCATGACCGTGAAACGCAGGATGCCAATCAAGCTGGAAACTTTCCGACTGGATGGCGATTACGAGGGCTGGGAGTTCACCGCGCGGGTGAACCCCCCAGTCGGTGTCCTCGATGACCTGCAATCCGGCGAACCGGAAAAGGTCTACGCCGTGCTCGCATTTTTGATCAAGAACTGGAACTTCGTGGACGAGGAAGGAAAGTCTCTCGGAAAACCGAGCGCTGAGGCGATTCGTAAATTGCCTATCGATCTTCTATTTCAGATCGTAGACAAGGTCACCGACAGGATGGGCAAGCTGACCCCAAAACTCGAAGAGACATCGTTGCCGCGGCCTGGGTAAATGCGCCAGCGCCGTGGGTCTTGGTAAAGGCCCAGATCTGCAAGGAATTCGGGATCAAGCCAAGCGAGCTCCGGGACGAAGACGCGGATGAACTCTTGTGCATGTTCTCCGCGTTAGCCCTATATGAGTCCACTTTAGCCAGGAAGTCAGAGATCAAGGCCAAGCAGCGAATAGGGCCAAGGATTAGGAGACGTCGATGAGTCCTCGAGCGACGGCTGTAATCGAGGTTATTGCAAGAGATAAGGCCTCCAGCGTCTTACGCGGTATCGCGGGAAGTTTGCAGCGCGTGGGAGAAGTTGCTGCGGGTGTGGCGGTTGCGCGCATGATGGAACGCGGTATTAAGAGCGCGATTGGCCTTGCCCGCGCCGGTATCGATATCGCCAGCTCCTACATGCTGGTCGAGCGCGGCATGACCGCGCTTCTTGCCGTGCAGAAAATGTATACATCCGCGCAGTGGGAAGAGGTTAAGGTTGGAACGAAGATCAGGCGGCTTACGAAAGAGGAGCTCGAAAGGCGTGAGAAACTCCGCACTCAGATCAAACAATATCGCGCTGACCTTAATCTGCTCAACGCCCGGATGCAGGAGCAGGCCCAGCGTGTCTGGGAAATGAAAAATAAGTGGACCGAGCAAGGGCTCGCGACGAAGACGGCCCAAGCCCGTCTCGAAAAGATGCAGGTTCAGCAGGAGGTCCTGACCCAGAAACTCCAAGAGGCCGAGGCCGAGCTGGCCCGACTAAATGCGCTGGAAGGCAAGCAGATCGCGATCACTAAGCGAGTCATGAAACCAACGACGTCTTACTCCGAGGCCCTGAGCCTAGTCCAAGAAGACGTGGCCGCGGTCTGGGACGAAACCCGGAAGCTCGCGATTATGCGCGGCGTACCTGCCAGTGTAATTGCGTCGGCGTACCAATATGGCTTCGCGGTCGGTATGCCGCTGGAGACGCTCAAGGAGCTCGTCCCCGGCATGGTAGACTTCGCAGTCGCCACGGGTAAGACTGAGCCCGAGATGAAACGCATGGTCAAGGTCATGGGCGACATCGCCTCCCGTGGCCGACTCGCGGCTCAGGAGATTTACCAGTTGGCGAACGTTAACATCCCAATCCTGGATCTCCTCGCTGACAAGCTCGGCAAGTCCCGCGAAGAAGTCATGAAACTCGTCGAACAGGGCGCAATCCCCGCTGAACTGGTCTTTGAAACACTTCAGGGCTATTTCTCGCTCACGTCTCAGGCCGCAGAACAAATGTCGGGCACGTTCCCGATCCTGATTAACTCCCTTAAAGAGATGCTCCGGCTGGGAGTGTATGAGTTCTTCTCGCCTATCTTGGATGTCCTAGGTGACATGCTTAAGACTATCAGAGATTTCGCGCTTGAAATTGGCATCTTCGACAAACTCAAAGAAAAGGGAAAGGCGGTAGCAAGCAAATTGGAGTCTGTCCGCGACAGGCTAAAGGAGATTCTAGACAAGATTCGGGAATCCGAGAACCCGTTTGAGACTATCAAACAACTTTTCTTCGATTTCATAAAGGGGCTCCTCCCAGAGAACGCGGGGGAGATCCTCAAGTTCTGGGAAAACCTAAAAGGGACCATCTCCGATATCGCAGACCAAGTCGGTACAGTCATCGGCTTGCTGTTCGGGAAGACGCCGGAGCAGAGCGAGCAGGCATCTAGCGCTTTAGAACGGTTCAACGAGAGCTGGGAAAAGGTGGATTCTGCGATCAAAGGCGCGTTTTGGGGGGCGATCATAGGCGGGCTGATCGCGTTAATCACGGGCAATATTCCGCTCGGAATTGCAGCGATGCTCGCCTTAGGGGCCATCATCGGTTGGCTCAACTACCAGTGGAAAGTCAACAAGCAGAAAATGGCCCAGCACATCATCAAGATTGCGTCTTGGATTCTCTGGTTTAAGACGGTCGGCGAACAGGCTCTTTTCTGGGTTGGGTTCTCTGTCTGGACCTTAGCAGACATCATTGGCCAATTTGGCCAAATGGTTGGCGAGCACATGCAGAGAGTTGCGCTACATTTCTTGCGATTGTTCGAGGGCGCAACCGCCGCGGATCGGCTTCGGGGTGCTCTAGGATTACTTCTAGAAGGCTTCATTTTTGTTGGCGAAATGGCTTCGAACTTCGCTAGCTCCTTGGCACTCCTGATCCGACGCCTGTTTCCAAGCTTGACGCTCGCAAAGAGGCTCGCGGATTGGTTAGAGAAGGTTGCAAAGGCGATCGAGAACGTCGTCAAAGGCATAAAGGACTTCGTTGAGGACCCGGGAAAGAAATTCGAGGAAATGCTTTCCGGCTTAGCAGGGCTCGCGGGCGATTTAGTAGAAGCACTTGGTGGCATTATCGCGAGGATGGGGCTTCTAAAGGGTGCGAAGCTTGGTCCCTTCCAGCCTGGAAGCCCCTCGCCATTTGAAACCTCAGTGCGAGGGGTGACCGACGCGTTCCGTGAGCTCCGATCCTTGATTCGTGGCATGGCCTTACAACCGGTTCCGGCTTACGCTACCGCTCCGTCCGGGCCGACTTATAACGTGAACGTCTACATTTCGGGCGGCACTCCAGAGTCCGCGAGGGAGGCTGCCTACGAGGCGGTTCTCGAAGCTTTTAAAGAGCTGGAAGCTCAATTAGTCCTCTGATGTAGGGGAGGCGTGTATGACCACCATTGCCAGGTTTTGGCAGGCAGGGTTTGAGACGGCAGACAATGATGAGATCCCGGTTCGAGGAACTCCAAACAATTTGGTCGCGGATTCGAGTTCTCCCAAGACGGGATCTTATGCGTTACGGGTGAAGGATTTTTCTAGTGATGTTTATGCTCGGATAAATGGGCTTTCTGCAAGTCACGTCCGGGTGGGTCTATTCTGGATGGCCACCGGGATAGCGGGCGAGAGCATCGGGACGACTCCTTGTCCTTACATTGTCAGAATCACAGATGATACAGGCGACGTGATCGGCGGCGTTCGGTGTTCGCCTTCTTGGATGTTGTTCCTCGAAGTGGCTGGCTCCCGAGTCGCGACTGGCTCGCGGATTTTCAGCGCTGCAAATGGCGTCGAGGACTACGTGCGGATCGGAGTAGACTGGAAGGTCGCTGCTTCCGGTTGGGCAGCCGTTTATGTGGACGGGATTCTTGAGCTTCTATATGAGGGTGACACCACGGGCACGGGGTCAAGGGTGGAAAGTGTCTATGTCCCATACCTGCCTACGAACAGCCTTGGAGCCCAGTATTTTTGGATTGATGACGTTTACGTGGATACCGTGGATGGGGCATCTGCTTATGAATCGCCACCAGATCGTCGATTCCTTCCGATCCCGGCTAGTTCTGCAGGCGCTAGTTCAAACTGGGACGTTACAGGTGCAAGCGTTAACGTAGAGGCGGTTGACGATTGGGCCAGTGGCACAGCGGATGACTCGGCGACGTATGTCTCAAGTTTCGTGCCGAGTGCTGTTGACTTCTACTACGGTCAAGAGATCGCAGCTTCTACGATTGCCGCATCAAATTCAATCGAAGCTTTGATTGTGGTGGCGCGTGCAGAGAAGACCAATTCTGCGGCGTCCACTCAGCTCAGGTTGGCAGTCCGGCGAGGCCCAGGAGCCTCTCTGCTCAGCCCGGGTAAGGACTTAGAGGGTTCTTGGGGTATCGTGTGGCATAGATTCACGGAGGACCCGAGCACGGGTTCTCCTTGGGCCGACTATACCGCAGTCAACGAAGCTGAGATGGGAATCTTCTCGGAGCCGTAAAGAAATGGCCAGCCCAGCACAGGTCACCGCGGTCCTTGAGTATGCCGAGGTCGATCCCGGCGAGTCTATCCGGACTACTGCAATTACCAAATATGCTGAGATCGATCCCGGCGACGGGATTCGGACCACGGCAATCCAAGAGTATGCCGAGATCAACCCGGGTGATGGGATCATCCTGACTGCGCTCCTGGGCTATATCGAAGTGGGTACGCGGGTCACGCTTCCCTCGGGAAGCAGGTTCCTGATAAATGGCTCTGCTCCGCCTTGGTATGCAGAGCCGGACCGAATGAACCCGCCAGTGGTCCGATATCCAGAGCCAACGGCCAAATATGGCGGTGGCAAGCCAGCCAGAGCGATTGGACTCCCGAGTGCAATGGTCGGGCGAGAATGGATCAATCAAGATGGCCTGGACTGGTGGCTGTCGTTGTTCACGTCTACCACTGATCCATACGTTACGGCATCTGTATCGCTTTACGATCCGCTCTCAAACGGTTGGAGATCCGGGAGCGGGTATATCTGGAAGCCGGAGTACAAGCCAGCGGACAATATCTACGCTGAGTTCAGGGTGAAGATCACTGGCTTGGAGTTCTGGGAATGACATTCATGATCAACGGGTCTATACCGATCCATGATGCCTACCCAACAGTACAGGAGCCACCAGTGTTTCTAGAACCGGGTCCCACAAAGGTTCGGGCCACGGTGATTCCGACCCGAGTCTTGCCGAAGTATGAGATGCGTGTCGGCAGGCCATGGATCAACCAGAACGGGATTAACTGGTGGATGCAGTTCTTTTCATCTCCGAGCCAGCTTTACGTGCAAGTTACGATCGACTTCTTCCATCCTGAGTTGAACGCTTGGGTCTCAGGTTCGGCGTACATGTGGCGGCCCACGTTTGGAAGCGAGACGATGGCCGCGTGTAAGTTCTCGGACTTTTCCGTCCAGTTCACGGGCATTGAGTGGAGCTACTCGTTGGAGTGAGCTATGCTTCGCGCGATCGCATCAAGCAGGAAGGGGACATATGCTGAACAGGTAGACGAGCTCACCGCGGAACAGATCGCGTTCGATTTCCGCGTATATGTCGGCCCTCCGTGGGAGAATTGGCCGGTCGGACTGAAGTTTGCTTGGAACCAAGGCCCGCCGAACTTATTAACCTTTGAGACAACCCTTGCGTCAAGCTATGACAGCAGTTCTGACTCCACCATTGATCTGACGGACGCATCCGACTTGCCGAGCATAGGCATGGTCTGGGTTAATGGCTATGCCGTAGCCTACTCCGGGAAGATCGGAAATTCACTCGCGAACTTGATCGTCCTTTCCGACCCGTTCACCGCGAGCGCCGGTTCTACGGTTCGCGTTTTCTGGCCTGTTACCGATTACTACCACTCCGATATCAGGTTCAAGGCAGGCCTCAGAGGCAGGATATTTAATTGGGATGCGAAAGTTGAATTCTTTGAGATCCCCAAGCGATTCCTGGGACATGATTTCGCGATCTGCGTGTTGAGACGGAAATGGGTCAGCGGGACCTGGACCGACTGGAAGGTTTGGTTTGTGGGCTGGATCGCGAATGTCTCGATCAAGAAGGACTACTTGAATGTCGCGGACGCGGAAATCACGGTACGGGGCTTGACATATAAGTTGGAGAATTCCGCAGCGCCCGCGCTCTCCCGCGGTGGAGGCGGCGGTCGGGGTGGCAGGGAAGAACCCGTGCCTGTAGAAGGTGTCAGCACACGGGCGTCCTCGGTCTTGGCCGATCTTTATCTGGAAGCAGATTCAGATGATTGGCTCCTAGGAGAGCCTGAGTCGGTTGATCCGGACAACGTGGTTGACGGCGATCTCAACACGCTTTGGATCTCCGAGGGCGAGCCGAACAATGTGGCCTGGGAAGATCCAAACCCGAGCGCTGGCATTTGCATAGATGAAGTCTTCATGTTGCCGCCAGTTGGGTTCGGGAGTGAGTATCAGTGGTTTAGGATTTGGCTCGTCCAAAACTGGAAAGTGGGCGAGATCAGGATTTACAATCATCAAACGACTTGGGAAGAAGGAGAAGATCCTGGACCTACAGGCTACTACTTGGACTTATCGGACTCGGCCCTTCACGATCAAGTTATAGTCGGAAAGCCTATCATCCTCTGCTACAATGCAACCGCTTTCAGACAGATGTTTGACCCAGGCGATATACCCATCATCGAATGGAGTTCCCTCAGAGGCCATTCTAAAAATGCCAGGCTGTTCCATTTAGGGTACACCAATGGCTTTATCCACGTGAGGCCAAAGGGCTGGGGCTCGAATGATGGGGTAGCCTGGGGTGATGGCTCGGATACTCCCGACGGACATCCTTACGGGTTCTGGAATGGCCCGTGGGTGAAACGACCAGCCCGCGGTCATGCTATTCGGCGATTTCCCGCTGGACAAGACACGGATACCGCATCGGATTGGATTGAAGAGGAATCACCCGCTCCAGGCGAATACCGCGGGAAACCTAGGGCCCAATCCGCGGATGCCGAATGGATTGCCGCCGACTTCGGAGAGTTTGACTGGCGGCTCGGGCAGGACTTAGCAGCCGACAAAAACGATCCGGCGGATGGCATCATCAAAATTCGGCCAAAAGCGGGGAGTGAGGAGTACGATACCAGCGGTTTGGACGACTCTGGCTATATTCGCGTTGGCACGGAGATCATCCAGTATTCAGACAGGACTGAGGAGGCCCTGATCGGGGTCGTCCGCGGCGTCCTCGGCACACGAGTAGCTGCGCATTCGGACGGTGAACGCGTATATCAGATCGTGGACGGTTTAGCTACTCGGGCCAGGAAGATCTCCTCGATTCAGTTCATCCGAAAAGAGGGGTTGTGGCCCATTCCATACGCCGCTCGGGTTCTGATCTCAAAATATGACTCGCCCAGGTTCCCGCCTACGGACAACTGGCAACTAGACTGGACCAAGCCGGTGAAAACTTGGAGCCGGAACAAGCTGCACGTCATGACCGTGGACTTCCCGGAAGGGCGCCGCATTCGATGGGTTATGATGATCATCGATCAGATGGGATCCGTTGTGGGGAGGACGAAGAGTTATTATCCCCCGGGCACAACAGCGATCGAGTTGATCCCAGGACGCTGGTTTGACAAGATGCCGAGCACTGGGTACATCAGCGTTGGTGAATTCAGGGTAGGATATGCAAAGGGGTCTGGCACGACATTAACCCTCGATTCTTCTATCGGGCCCGTTAACGAGGGAGTCCATGTGGTATACTTAGGTGGGCGTGCCCGCTTGAACGAGATCAAGATCACACAACTCAACATGTGGGATCGGCTACGATGACGACGGACCGAGCTACAGATCTAATCTACAAGCTGTTGATAATACACTTCAATCTCCCGCCGGACTGGCTCATCTACCGAGGCGTGAACGTGCCGGGGCTTAAGGAATATTCGATCTCGAACACGACTTACCTCCAAGCCATCAGCGATCTCTGCGAGAAGTTTGGCCTATTCCTGGTCGAGATGCCAGACTCGACGCTTGTATTAATCCCGGACCCGTGGTTTACGAGAGACGAAAATGGCCTGGAGCCATCCATCACTTGGACAACGGAGAATTCAATCGTCTCTGATATCTCCTTTGAGCCGAATCCTAACTATCGCAGGGCAAAGATCAAAGTTCGAGACCCTGGGTCCAATGCGACCCAAGAGTTCCTGTATCCGGAGGGTATTGCACCTCAAGGGAAAGTTTACGATGCAGGCGAGTTGATCGCGCCCTTGTCCAATGGTCCATTCCTGGCACAGATGGCTTATGTGAAGGCTCATAGCACGCGAGCATGGAAGGTGGAACCCGTCGGGCTTATTGATCATGTCTGGGGCTTTCAGGTTCACGAGGTTCAGTGGGAAGATCTAGAAGGTCTGGGTATTGTGGACCAGATTGACATTCAGGAAGGGCCCGAATCATATTCCGCGAGGATTGGACTTCAGGAGATCAAGGCAACTTAGGAGGTAACATATGCCCCTGACTCAGAGTTACGTTATCCGAGCCCCTGATACCTCAGGGGATTACATCAAGACCTATTCCGACGGATCGCTGCACATCCAGACTGTCCTGCTCGCCGATAATTCCGGCAGCCCCATGGGAGACGCGACAAACCCGTTGCGGGTGAAGGGGCTGTCTGAGCCTGCGTTCGAGCTCAACACTTCGGATTCCGAGCAGGCGATCACCGCTGGTTCAGATCCCGTGGTCGCGGGAAGTTTTCACTCAGCGACGACCCACGTCCTGTGGTCCACTGACGAGCCAGTTCGTGTGGGATTCATCACGTCGCCATCTGCTAACGCGGGCCATTATTTCTCTGCAGGTTATAATGCGATCTGGGATGTGACCTTGTTCAGCTCGGCAAGTTTCATCCGAGCGGGTTCCGCTGACGCGTTGATTTACGTGACGCCGTTGAGCTGGTCATGACGATAGAGATCAATCGCACGATCAGGTCTATAGCTGAATTACTGAAACGTCGCACAGAGCGAGGCACGGTCGCCACGACGAACGTTATCATTCAGTCCGTGGAACGTGACGCGACCGGGCAGGCTTATGCCGTGATCGCGACCGTGGACGGCATAGAGAATCAGTATGTCACCATTCCGTACGGGGCTCAAGTCTCGCCGGGAATGCAAATCACGGCGATTAACTACGGGACAGACACGAACCCATATTGGGTCATGACGAACGCGGTCACAGGCTTCGAGACACCCGGCATCATGACGTTTACTGAGGATACCGTCATTGACTCGGCATCCTTTGGGAAGGGAGACGCTCTCTTTGGTCGCGTCGGGAAGGCGTATATCCTTTATGACGCTTCGGACGGCGAGATCGAGGAGGTCTCCGGCTCCGACCCTGTTCGCATCTTCGCAAGTGGATCAGGCTATGCCGAGTCAAGAGATCCTGACTCCGGGTCTACGGTTCTCAAGGAGGGCAGGCTAGAGGATGGGTCTTGGGGTTGGAAGGCGGGCTCTGGGGATCGCTACATCGAGGTTAGCCTCGCCGGGTCTCTGTTCCGGGTTACGGTCTCGGGAGGGAATATCCTCATCTTCGATCCCTCAGGTTCCTTTTGTGGCGGCCTATTCAGCTCGTCTGTAACGATCCCTGGAGTAGGGACATTCCACCCTGGCGATGTAGTTTTAGGACTGCCCGGAGGGAGCTTCCCGAATTTCTCGCTTGACTATTCAGGATGTGTGATTCAGTTCAGGGCAGGATCTGTCCCCGTCATGACGGTCTCGCCCTCTGGAATCACTCAGCTAGAACTCGCCTTTTGGCCTTCGGCAAGCCAGGACGCGGTTCCCAAGGCCTACGTTGACGGGATAACTGCATCGGCTCCCGGCCCGGGTTATTTCCACGTCAGCGTTGGTGCTGGAAGTATACAAGCTCACAGACCTTTGCTCGATGCGAGCGGAAACTGGTTAGTAGAGGAGAACTCATTCCTGCTCCTAATGGCAGACGAGAGGTGATACATGGCCGAGGTGAGGCATGGCTACCTGAAGACAACCGAGGGGATTCATATTCCGTACCAGTGGGCCTTCACCAGTGCCTCGGATCGCGAGAACGCGTCTGGTCTGACCTCGGACGATGAGGGGAAGCTCGCGAGACAACTAGATGATGATTCGCTTTGGATGCTTATCGACGCGTCCGCGGTCTCCTGGGTCCAGGTCGGCGGCGACGCCCAGACGATCCGGGGATACTCGGTAAGCGGGAGCGCTCCGTCCAATGGCGACCACCTCGTCTGGGATGGGTCTGCATCCGAATGGGCGCCCACCGCGGTGAGCTCGGCATCGATGTTCCTCGACCTCTTGGACACTCCGTCCGCTTACACCGGGTACTCCGGATGCTATCTCGCCGTTAACTCCGGCGAGACCGGTATCGAGTTCGTATCGGCTCCCGCGGGAGGTGGTAGCGCGGCGAACCACTGGATCGCAGACCATGTCGTCGCCCTTTCCGGAGGAACTGCGTCCACGCTGACAGATGCCCTCTCGTCAGCCAGCTCGAACGAGGTGATCTACATCGCTCCCGGCACCTACTCGGAGAACGTAACGATCTCCAGCCCGCTCACGATCATCGGAGCTGGGGACGAGTCCGAGATCCGTGGCGCCAGCACTGCGGCCACGATCACGATCTCCAGTGGCTCCGTGGTGATCTACAGGATCAAGGTCACGAACGAGGGGAACGCGGGTCTCATCGAGGTGCAGGGCAATGACTCAAGGCTGATTGACATTACCGCGAGTGGCGGTTGGGATGGGATCTTCCTGAACGGGGCGGACCGAGTAGAGATCCGAGGTTGCCGGGTCTGGGAACAAGGAGCTACCGGGATCTGGGCTGATAACTTCGCCACCTCGGCTATGATCGTAGACAACTGGATCAAGGATACCGCCACAAACGGGATCGCTGGGGATGCCAACGATCTCCAGGAGTCTCTAATCAGCCGGAACCGGATCGAAAACGCTGGGTCATATGGGATCGGCCTCTGGGCCGGGCACGGGACGAAAATTGAGGGAAATGTGATCATAGGTACCGGCAATGACGCGATCCGACTGAACCAGTCTGCTTCAGCTTTCGTGTCCGGCAATGACATCTCGGACATCACTGGCCGAGGCGTGGAAAACTGGGGAAGTTCGGACAACGTGTTCGTCGGGAACAAGGTTCGGAATTGCTCGGACACCGGGTTCTTCATCTATGGTGACCGTTGCATCGTTGAAGGTAATGACGTGAGGGCAAATGGAGCAACCGGGATCTTCTTGTACAATATCTCTGCCACGAAGGACAACATGATCTCGAATAACATGTGCATGGAAAACGGAGGTTACGGGATCGACATCGGCAATACCTCCGCTAGCAATATCCTGGTTCACGGTAACTTCTTGGCCCGGAACACGAGCGGGTCGATTGGAAATGACACCGGGACGAACAACATCGTGATCGCCGATAACCTGGTAATCTAAGGGGAGGGTAGCATGGCGACAGAACGCTGGACATCACCGACATCGCCTGAAACGATCCTTTCGACGGAGTTAGATGGCTTAGCGGATGGCTCTAGAGCCGTCTCCGCGTCAATTAGCAATACCGCGGCAAGCGAGCTATATGAATTCGCCGATTTTGAGCTCTTCATTGCAGACCAGGCTGGGGCTCGGGATTCGGGAGCCCGTGTGGACGTTTACCTCCTCGAAACTTTGGACGGAACGAATTATACCTTCGGCGACGCAAGCTTGGCGCCGCCATCGAACGCGCTTGTCGGGATGTTTGTCTTGGATGCTGCGTCTGGCTCTCGATACGCCCACATTCGCAACGTGCTCCTGCCACCCGCGAATTTCAAGATTTTGGTCGAGAACAACACGGGCCAGGCATTTGCGTCAAGTGGAAACGTTGTGAAAATGATCCGGTACAGCCGCGAGATTACGTGATAAAGAGGATCAAGCATGAAGATACCACAGCCGCCCTGGGCTGTAGGACGAAGGTTTAGGATTAACCGAAGGTCTCCCCAAGCCGCTGGCTTGGTGGCGTGGTGGCCCGCGTTCGCGAGTGCGGGAGCTTCTGTACTACGTGATCTCGCCAGGTTCTTTTATGACGGATCGATCCTGGGCGGGACCACTTGGCGACTTCACTACGTCTTGGGGCCTTGCCTCGATTTTGATGGTACGGATAGTTACGTCAACTTCGGAAACGTCTTGGGATTCACGGGCGCTTTTAGCATAGCTGCGTGGATAAAGGTCCATACTACGATTTCCGGTGTCGAGGGTCGGGCTATTATTGCTAAAGATAGCGTCCAGACGGGTGGTCGGCAATACTCTCTCCAGCAACACCCTTATGAGTACTTCCGTTTTGGTGTTAGTCCGGATGGATCTGCGTGGGTTAGCCGGGACTCTCAGACCGCGGTAACAGCCGGGGCCTGGCATTTCATCGTCGGGGTGTACGAGCCCTCGAATCGATTGGATATTTTTATCGATGGGGTGCTGGATAACGGGACGCTGAATAATGGCCCAATCCCGGCGTCTATCCAGAGCACCACGACACCTCTTCATTTCGGTGTATTCTACGCATCATCCAGTACATTCTTCAACGGGTTGATAGGCGAAGTCAGGTTTTACGACCGGGCTCTCAGCGCTGATGAGGTCTGGCAACTTTATGATCCGGCCACACGATTCGATCTCTATCTTATCGAGCCAAAAATTTGGCCGGTCGTTCAGTTGGTCTTCGGCCAAACAGTCTCGGTGGAGGCTCTCCAATTACAGGTTGAAAGCCCGGATCTTTCAGTCTCACCTGGCCCTACGTCGGTCGGTCTCGAAGCAGGCCAGTTGACGAGCAGTGCATTGCCCATCTCGCCGAAGACCGCGATTATCATCCAGGCGGATTCTCAGATCTTGACTGTAACAGCGAACCAGGCTATCGTCCAGCCGGGCCCAATCTCCGTCGGGCTGAGCCCGGTTCTCATGAATTCCAGTATCTTGGATATTGCCACGATTGTTCCAAGACTGGTACAGGTAGATCCCTTGAGCCTGACCAGCTTGGCCCTCGATTTTGTCGTGAAGACCGGGCTGTTCGTGACGCTTGATGCTGGTCTTCTTGGGCTGACTGTCCCAGACACTGTCATCGTCCCCGGTCCAACGTCGGTCCAGGTCAACCAGCTTAACCTGCAAAGCACGGCTGGGTTGATTCAGCCCGCGGTCCTGGCTATAGCAAGGCTGGACCCGCTGGTGCTCAACTTGTCCAGTGAGACGACCCAAGTCGTCCCCGGCCCGGTGAGCATTTTGTTGGATGTCCTGACGGCTTTGCTATCCGCGGGCCTATCTGGGGCAATCCTGGAGATCAAGCTGGACGTGTCCATGGAGGATTACGCGCCCTACGTCGTGGAGGTGAGCGATGGGACAAGATAAGATGGAAAAGAAAGGCGTCGTGGTGAAGGTCTCCACGATCAAGATCACAATCAGGAGGTGAAATTATGGCTGAGGGATCTGGCTCCATCTACAATAGCTTTAAGGAGGATCTCTTCACTGCGGGACAGGATCTCAGCTCGGACGTGTTCCGGTTGATCCTAATGTCCAGCTACACGCCGGACTTGGATAACCACACGAGCTATTCGGATGTGAGCGCGTCCGAGTACGCAACGGGGAGCGGATACACGGTCACTGGCGCGAGCCTCACGAATGCGAGCGTCACGCTGGATACCGCGAATGACCGCGTGGTATTCGACGCGGACGACGTGACATGGACAAACCTGGGACCGCTCGACCCGAACCCGACGCCTGCCGCGGCGATCCTTTACAACTCGACCAAGGCTGGAAGCCCGTTGGTCTGTGTCTGGGAGCTGGGCACAACGGCCACGAACGGTGGAGATTACACGATCCAATTCAGCTCCTCCGGCATCCTACTCTTGTCGTGAGGTTAATCCATGGCGGTCTACGATAAGGGCGACTTGGTCCGGTGCTCGGCTAGCTTCACGGATGCAGCGGGCACGGCCTTCGACCCAGCGAACGTGTTCTTCGCGCTCAGGGAACCGACAGGCGCGAAAGTCACGTTCCAGTACGGCGTGGATGCCGAGCTCGTGCGGGATTCCACGGGAGTATATCACATAGACATAAATGCCAGTGCGCCCGGTCACTGGTGGTACCGATTTTACTCTACAGGCTCGGGTCAAGCGGCTGGCGAGGGGGTATTCGTAGTGAGGCGAAGTATGCTTGACTGAAGGAGGTCTGATGGCAGTCACCCGACTTTCATTCGCCCCGAAATGGTTCCGCAGGCAATTCATGCCGCGGCCTGAGAACGTGATCATAGTAGCGAAGCGTGGGCCCGCGCACGCTAGGACGATCAATGAGGCTCTAAGTCTGGTCAAAAATCCGAGTACAGAAAATCCCTGGCTTATTGAAGTCATGCCGGGGATCTACGAGGAGCAGATCACTCGGAGCGAATTCCAAACCGGAGTCACAATCAGGGGAATCGGCGGTCTTATTTGGGACACATCCGACCCAATCGTTGTGCTAAGACTCCCCAGCGGGGCTGACTCTCACTTAATCTACTGCGATGGTGGTAATCTGATAGGCATGAAGCTAGAGGCAAATATTACTGGCGTCACGGGCACGTTCTCTATGGTAGAAGTCAGAGGGGTCGCGAATATCATTGGCTGCTGGCTGTACTTATACGGCTCGTCTGATGCCAATGCCCGCGTGATCGTACCACAAGGCACGACGGGTCATCTCTGGTTAGTTAACAGCTCCATCAGGAACCGCGTAAACGGTTCTGGGAATCACTACGGAATCTACATAGAATCCCATGCACAAGCTTGGATAAACGGGTCCGACATTCGAGTAGACTACAGCCCAGCTATCGGGATCTACGCCGACAAGAGGATGTCGTATGCTCAGATCAGACGAAGTTTTGTAGAGGTTCCTTCGGGCCAAACCCTGCTCGACGCGAATAAGCAAGTGCTTTGCTATGATGTCTCGTGGAGTTCGGGCGGTCTATTGTCCGGAACCTATACCGAGCATGGCTTAGCGGAAGGAGACAAAGCGGGCCGGATGCCTTCAAGCATGTATAACCAGCTCTCTAGCGGTTCGGGCGTATCTGGAACGTTCACGACCGCGGACGGGAAGACGATCACAGTTACCGACGGGATCGTCACGTCGATCGTCTGACGCAGGAGGTCAGGGTTATGACGACGATTACGCTGCCTCCGGGAACTGGCGATAGCGGCGGCGCAGGCGCGAGCTCTTTCTCGGACTTGAGCGACACGCCGGCGAATTACGCCGGGTTCGCGGGCTGTACGCTCGTCGTAAAGGCCGATGAGACGGGGCTGGAATATCAGGAACAGCCACCGGGAGCTCTGGTCGCGGACCATGTCGTAGCAAAAGTTGGCGGGACCGCGTCCACCCTGACAGACGCTCTAGCTGCCGCGAGTTCCTGGGAGGTCATTTATGTCACCGCGGGCCGGTTCAATGAGAACGTGACGATCAGTAGCCCTTTGATCGTTATCGGGACTGGACCCGGGACGCAGATCTGGGGAGCTGACTCGGCTGCTACCATCACGCTTGCCTCTGGATCTGTTATCCTTCAGGATCTCCGGGTCAGGAACGATGGCACGTGTCCTCTCGTGGAGATCCAAGGTGATGACTGTCTGCTTGACCGTGTCACTCTGCATGGTGGCGGTATCGGCGTTAAGATCAACGGCGCAGTGAGGACGCAGATCGAGGATTCGTGGTTCCGCAATCAATCCGGCCGCGGGATCTGGGCTGACGGAGGGTCTGCATCCACGAGGATCTTGAGGAACACGATCAAGAACGCGGGTGCCGAAGCCATCGCGGGCGATGCACTTGAGCTGGGCGAGTCGCTATTTGAGGACAACCTAATCGAGAACTCCGGCGGCTATGGAATCGGGCTATGGGGCGCGGGCCAAGTGATCATCCGAGGGAACACGTTCAGCAACACCGGCAATGACAGCATCCGGCTCTACCAGTGCAGCTCGCCTGTGATTTGCGATAATGTGATCGCTGACCCCACGGGTCGAGGGATTGAGCTTGATTCCAGCGATGACGCTGTAATCGAGAGCAACATCGTGAGGAGGTCCGCTGCCGAAGGCATCTGGTCCCGCGGGAACCGAGTGATGATCATGGGCAATGACTGCCGGTCCTGTTCCGGAAACGGGATCGGACTCTACGGGATCTTACCGGTACAGGACTACAAGATCACAGGTAATTATTCGATGGACAACACGGGTTACGGAATAGATCTCGGGAACACGAGCTCAAGCAACCTTCTTGTGCACGCTAATTATCTGGCAAGGAACTTGAGCGGGTCTATTAACAACGATACTGGCACTAACAACGTGATCATCTCGGATAACCTGGTGATCTGAAAGGAGGTGACCCGGTGAGAACGAGGTCGGATGTCCCAAAGGCGGCCAATGCGTCATTCAAGTCGGTCTCGTGTGGAACGACTGCGACGCTGTTATCCGGTAGCCGATCTTACCGAGGGTCCGTGATGCTTGTGAATAACTCAGACATCACGGTATTCATCGGCTACGACAACAGCGTGACGGTAAATAACGGCATACCTCTGTCTCCTTCCGCTGTCTGGAGTGAGGACCGTTGGAGCGGAGACGTTTACGGCATTGTAGCTTCCGGTTCTGCAGACATTCGCGTCCTTGAGTTATTCTGAAGAGGAGAGGGTGATGTGGACAGAGATGCTTTAGACCTAGTGACCTCTCTAATCGGAAATCTCGGCTTCCCGATCGCGATCACCATTTATGTCCTAGTCAGGCTTGATAAAGCTCTAAGCAACATCGAGCGGGAGTCGAGCAAGGCTATCAAGGAACTCGCGAGTGAAGTCCATGTTCTCGGTGAGGAGCTGGCCAGGCTAGAAGGCTTGCTCACGGCAAGCCTAGGGAGGCGGTAATGGATGGATTAGGACTTCTAACTCAAGCCCTTGGTCTCGCGGGCACTGTAGCCGCTGTGGAAGTCTGTCTCTGGAGGCGACGAAAGAAACGCAGGACGATGACCGACAGCCTGCAAGCAACGTTGATTCAACTAAAGGAGATCAACAAACGCATGAACGGGGAGGTTAAGCGATGACTTTTCCGGAATTTCTGACGTGGCTCCAAGGAGACGGAATAAACGCGGCGATCGGGTTCATCCTGTCCTTCATCGTGGAGTGGCTTCCGCAGTGGGACATGCTTCGGCCTCGGGTAAAGCGCTTGGTGATGTTGGTGCTTTGTCTCGTAATCCCCAGTATTGCAGCTCTCGTTTCAGCGGGCATGGGATACCAACCCTGGAGCTTTGAGGAGACATTCTGGCCTGCATTACAAGCCGGGTTCCTGGCGTTCTGGACAAGTCAAGCTGCGCATCTGAGGAGCTTACGATGCTGACGCCAAAGGAAGTTCAGGAAGTCTTTGGAATCTCCAGGGATACCCTGCTCACCTGGGAGCGAAGGGGATTAATCTCGCCGAAGAGGACCGAAGGCGGACATCGGCGCTACGATGAAGTCGAGCTTGTCCGCGTCATGGCGCAAGAGCGGAGGAACGGGGGCTCGAAGCCAGTGAAGCCGCCGTTCACGGAACTCGGGTCCTCGGGTCTGAGACGAGCCGGGGGTCAGGTCTGGGAGGAGAGGCTCAGGGAGCTTCGCGGAATCCAGGGTCGAATCCTCCTGCGTGAGATGCGGGAAAACGACCCCATCATCGCGGCAGTCTTCAATGCCATCGAAAATGCGTTGAGGCAAGTAGACTGGCGCGTGTCTCCGGCTTCCGAAAGGCCGGAGGATCGGGAAGCCGCGGAGTTCCTGGAGTCCTGCCTCGATGACATGTCGTTCACCTGGAACGATACAATGCAGTTCATTCTGACGATGTTAGAGCAGGGCTTCAGCGTGATGGAGATCGTCTACAAGCGGCGATTTGGCCCTCTCGCAGATCCCGCGTCGAAATATGCCGACGGCCGCATCGGATGGCGCAAGTGGGCTCCCAGGCCTGCGGAGACGATCGAGGAATGGGTCTTCGACGATGCTGGCGGGATCAGGGGTGTGATCCAATCACTCCCTGATGGCCGACGCGTGAAGATCCCGATCGAGAAGATGCTCCTGTTTAGGACAACGGTAGCACCGGCCAACTCGCCTGAGGGAAGGCCGATCCATAGGAGCATGTATATTCCCTGGTGGTACACGCAGAACCTCCAGGAGATCGAGGGGATCGGCGTCGAGCGGGATCTCGCAGGCATCCCTGTGATTTACCTTGGCACGGATTGCACCGTCTCTGGCCCTAACTCCGACTTCGAGCTCGCGAAGGAACTCGTGGTGAACTTGAGAAACGACGAGCAAGTCGGCGTAGTGATCCCGAAGCCGAAGCTAGGGACCGCAGCTCCTGGCGAGGGTATGTTACTTGAGCTCTTGTCCACAGGCGGCAGGCGTCAGCATGACACATCCAAGATTATTGAGCGGTACGACAAGCGGAAGGCTCTGGCTGTGCTTGCGCAATTCATCATGCTCGGAATGGAGCGCGTGGGATCGTATGCCCTGAGCCAGCATCAAGGAGACCTCTTCACCATGGCGATCTCCGCCTGGCTGGAGAGTATCGCTGAGGTGATCAACAGGCACGCGATCCCTAGACTATTCCGATACAATTCATTCCCCGGGATCACGGGCCTTCCTGAGCTTAAGGCAAGTCCGATCGGCGTCCCGGATCTGAAAGCTGTTGCGGATTACGTGAACCGGTTGAGTGAGGCCGAAGTCTTGACACCGGACGCCGAACTGGAACGGCACCTGCGGCAACTGGCACGGTTGCCAGAACGGAGGACGGGGCCCAGTGTGGAAGAAGAGGAGGAGGAACGGCTCAGGACCGGGGCCCGAATGGAAGAGGAGAGCATTGTCCTCCGACGCGCGATTCTAGCTCTGAGGGCGGCAAAAGACGCGGGAGCACTGAGCGAGGACGAGTTCCGCGAGGTCGCGAGGAAATTATCCGACAAGTTTCTGACAAGCATAGGAGTAGAGCTGGATGAGGATATGCGTCAGGGACCATCAGGGGATACTGGACTTTGACGGGCATTTCGAGCTTCCTTGGGATGTGATAAACCCGCAGCCGGGAAGGTTCGATTGGTCGGGCTACAGGCGAGCGCTTGAGAAAGGTGAACGAGTACACTTTGGCCTCTTGATCTCCGTCTCAACGCCCGACGGGTTCGCGGACCGGTCGCCGCGATGGATCGGCGCAAGACATGAGTTTCCCAACTCCGTAAGCGTCCCTGCGTACGAGAACGAGACTTGGCGAGGTGCCCTGAGGGAGCTGATCCTCGCGTTCGGCGAGGAGTTCAACGGGAAACCTGCCTCGGTCTGGATTGGCATCGGGATTGATGGCGAGCTCCAGCCAGTGAAGGACAGTCAGTACTATGCATATCTCCGCGATGTGATGGATTCGGGCGATCTCTTGGACGCCCATCTCCTGAGCCTATCCTGGTTCAGGGAAGCGTTTCCGGATACCCCCTTGCTCGTCCAGGCCGGGACCGGGTTTCGAGCAGCGTGGAACATCGGGGCTTGGCGTGACCGAATGGAGATCATGGCTCGCGCGTTTCGGCTGGGGATCGGGTATAAGATGAACGGCCTCGCGCCTGACAAGCCGAACGCGGTCGGGTACAAGGACGCAGCGGGTTGGGAAGTCTACGACCTAGCGGACCGGTGTAAGGCCTTAGGGCTTCCGGTCGCTTTTGAGCCCGCGCATCAGATGCCGGATGATGGATCTGACCCAATTCAGTGGCGATATTGGTCGCTTCACGCCGCAGCGATTCATGGAGCGGACTTCGTAAGCCTCCAGAAACGGTGGGTTGATCTATGCCCGCATGAGCACGTTCGAGAACTCCAGCGGCTTACAGAATTCCCTTGGGTTATCTTCCGGGAGGCCGAATTCCCTGAGGTCGAATTCACGAACACTGGTTTGGGCGGAGACCCGAGATTCTGGACCCACGGGACAGCGGTCACCGTGAGCGGGTCATATTCCATCGTCAGGGATGACTCCTGGTACGGTCGGCAAGCGATCGAGATCTCAAAGGGGACCAAGGTCTGGGTCAGGGCAAGGATGGGACAACCGCCATTCAGGGTTGCGATCCACGAACGGCGAGACGGGTACTGGTTCCGGCGCGAAATCGTGACCGAGAAAGCTGAGGTTGAGATCTCGGGACCCGCGGTCCTTCACAAGATCGAGTTTCATCCCGAGGCTATGGGATGCGCGCAACTCTTACTCTCCTGGTTACCATCGCGATCATAGATGGGATGGCGACCTATTATAACCCCGGCGTGATGGACATCGTCGTGAGGAACCGAACCGCCTGGGGGCAATTGGAGCCTGATTTGAGCGGGCCTTTCGTCGCGTTGATGGACTGCAGCTTGATCGGCCACAAGGTTTGGATCTGGTGGGTGAAAGAGCGCGTATTCGAGGGCCCGTTTATCGTAGCGGACTGTG